CTAAGCCATCTCAGGGCGACGGTTCATCCGACGAGCACGATTGCGCTGCGAGCGTTTGGTTTCGACGATGACATCGTAGTTAGCGATTTCTTCCATCGGCTTGGTGCGTTCGTCACCGCTCGCGTAGCTTTTGACGGTGATTTCTTTGGCCGATTGTTTTACAAGTTCGCCGACCGCCAAATGGCCATTTTCAAACTCGATCAACACGTCGTCGCCGTTCTCGGGTTGGAGTGAACGGTCGATAACGGCAATATCGCCTTGTTTTAAGAATGGACTGTAAGTGTCACTGTCTGCTTCAAAGCCGTATAACTGGTCGGGCATTCCGTCGTACCTAATCGTAATGGATTTAGTTTGCGGCTTCCCTGAACCAGATAGCGTTTGTTTAACATCAAGCGCTACTTCCTGAGTTTTAATCTCGCCCACCGGGTTAAGCACACTTAGCGTGGGATCAATTTCCCATGGCTTAACTTGTAAGATTTTAGCGAAACGAATCACTGCCTCGTAGTTAAGGGCAATGTGGCCGTTAATGTATTGCGCGACGGCCCCTTGTTTCATGCCCAGTTCATTGCCGATTGAGGTCTGCGTTAGTCCCAAGTCTTTTTTCTTCGCGTTGTAAAGATTTTTAAGACGAAGGGCGTTTTGCTTATCTTCTTCCGTTATGGTGCGAGTGGACATGGGGGCGTACCTAAGTTGTCGAGGTGGTGGTTTCAACAATATAGGATACAAGCCGCGTCTTTTCAATCGCGTTGCGTATAAAATCGTCGCGTGTCAAGTCTCGGTTCCATTCGTCAGGGGTTGTGAGAACTAAACAACCGGTGGAGGAGCCAATGACAAGCGCCACACGGCGACCTTCACGGTAGCGGTCAGCAAGCCACAGTTGCTGCTGGGCACTGAGCGTGGTGCGAATAGGTGTACTGCCCCGTTTTGGCAGTGCTTTGAGGTACTTGTACTCGATCCATAAATCCCCCTTGTTGCCTGAGTAATACGCATCCGCCACGCCGCCTTCAAAGTTGTCGTTGATCTTCCAGCGATAAATCCCGGCTGGGAGCTTGCGGTGAACGGAGCGGATGAACCCGTGTTCGTTCATAGGTTAGCCAGTAAATACTGTATGTGCAAACAGTTTAGAGAAAAATAAAGCCGGGGCGTCCCCCGGCTTTTGGTTGTAAGCAAATGCTTACGCGTCAGCCGTCTCGGCCTTGTCGGCTTCTTTGTCCTTCGCCAAGGCGTCAGTGCCACCGGACACGAGCCCTTCGTACAGGCGCTTGGCTTCGGCGTAGAGGTCTTCACCGGCCCAACCGGCGAAGTCGACCTTGAAGTTGAAGTAGGGCTGACCCTGCTTGTTCTTCTCGCCGACCGACTGGAGTGTCCAGACGCTTGCGAAGCGTGCGGCGTTGGGGTTCTTGAGCTGGATCGCGGTGTTCCAGTTCTTCGACACACGCTGCTTGGAACCGCTCATGTAGATCAGCACCGGCTGGTCGGGGTTGCCGTTCTCGTCGAGCATGAGGCACTTGTGGATTGCGGTGTCGACCACATCGTACTGCTCATGCGGCAAGCCCTGCGCGTCCAAGTGCGCCGTGGCGTCGGCCTCAGAGTCGAAGGAGCCTTCAAAGCCGCCACCGAACTTACGCTTCTTGAAAATCTGCCATTTCTGCTCGAATTGCAGGTTAATGACGAAGATGAAGTCGTGGACGTTGCCCGACAGCGAGTTGAACAGGTGGCCGGTTTCGGCGCCCTCGATGTACTTGGGCGATTGCTTGTCGATCTGCGGCGAAAGCTGCTGGATCAGGTCAATGCGCGGGATGGCGAGGTCGTCGGTGCCGACGTTCTCGTTACCCAAACCGGCATCTTTGGCAAGGTGCGCGGGAAGCTGGTCTTGGTCTTTCAGGAAGTTGGCGACGGATTTGCTGGTTGAGTTGGCCATGTGGCTATCTCCATTATTTCAGTTGCACAGTTAGATGAGGCCCAATCGACCTCACAAGGATCATTATACGCGAGGCGTATAATAATCGCCATGCGAATAGTTCATCGCAGCATGGCGAGGGTTGCGGGGTATTCATGCGGATCGCATGTTCACCTTACGCTGGACGTAGGGCTCCACGCCCGGTACGTCTTGCTCCATTTGCAGCATCTCGCGGTACGGGCCGGTCGATACGCGACGCTGGAGCATATAGAAGGCGTCGTTTTGCTTGATGAAGTCGTAGAGGCTGTCCCAGTCCGTGACACTGGGCATGGTCTGCTCGCTGACGGACACGGACACCCCGTCGATCTTGGCGTGTTCCAGGCCCGCCGCGTCGAGGGCTTCGAGCAGGGCTTCCTCGTTGGCGTACAGTTGGGCGTCGACGCCTTTCAATTCGCCAGTGAGCGCCCGTTTCTGGTCACGTAGCTGCTCGCGTTGGTCGATCAGTTCACCGAGTGTCATGCGGCCTCCTGCTCTTGGTCAGTGGTGGTGTCCATGTTGTCACCTTCGAGGAACACGGTGAGTTCGTCCAGTGCCTCTTGGATGGCGGTTTTGTCTTCGTGGGCTTTTTCGATGGCCTTGTCGACCTTGTTGTGGGCGGCCTTGAGTTCGCGTTGAACGTCGGCCAGATCACGGTGGTCGCGCATGTCCTCGCCATTGACCATTGCCGTGGTGATGCTGTGGGCCTCGGCCTGGAGCGTTTTTAGCGCGTCGCGGGCCTCTTGCTCTTTGTCGGCCTTGTTGCCCAAGCGGCTTTTGGCGGCTTTGAGGCGTTTGGCGGCTTCGTAGATCAGGTCGGCGTTTTGGATAGCGTCGTCGAGGCGGAATAGGCGGGTTGTCATGGTCGTTCTCCTTATCGGGTGGAAGTTGTTTCAGCGAACACATGGAGCAGGTTGCCCATGCGTTCCAGTTTGCCGCTGAGCTTTTCGTATACAGCGGTTTCACGCGTGCCTTTGGCCGCGATCATAATGGTTTCCGTGCGCTGGGTTTGACCGGCACGGTCGATGCGGGCATTAAACTGCTGGAACCACTCGGCGTTGTACGTCGGGCTTGTCCAGATGGTGCGTGTGCCCTGGGTTAAGGTCAGCCCGTGGCCTGCGGCCTGGGGGTGGGCGAAGATGTAGTGAATCTCACCGGCCTGGAACTTGTTGACGGTTTCCACGCGTTTAGCCACCGGCACATCGCCGTCGATTACGGCGAAGCTCATGCCACGTTTGGCGGCTTCGGCCATGAGCTGGTCGCGCTGGTGTCGCCAGTTGAACGCGACCAGGGCTTGCGGGGCTTCCTGAGCCAGATCGAGGGCGAGCTTTACACGGGCTGTATCAAGGACGTGGTACTGATCGCCGTCCCACAAAGTGCCGCTACAGATTTGCAGGAGCTTATTGATCTTGGCCCCGGCGTGAACGGCGTTGATCGCTTCGCCGGATTCCAACAGCAGCACGGCCTCGTTCTGCATTTCCTGGTACTGCGCCATGAGCTTCTTGGGCAGTGACGTTTCGACGGTGTAGGCGACGTTCTCCGGCATGTCGATACACTCACGCAGCTTGTGGCGCACGCAAATGTCGTGGATTTTGTCGGCTACAATGAGTTCGGCGTCTTCTTTATCGACCCAATCGACATGATTTCCGCCGGGGATATTGTGGTTGGGGATCGGGGTACATACTTGTGCTCGAAAGCCCCAAAACGCTCGACCAAGCCGCTCACCGTCATCAACGATGTAGACGGGATGCCAAATATCACAGATTCCATTGCTATTGGGCGTGCCTGAGAGTGCCCAGCGGATCGGGAAATGGTGGCGGACAGCGGACGCGGCTTTGCTACGCTGGCTGGTACGGTGTTTGAACGCGGTGAACTCGTCGACGACGAGCACATCGGCGTAGTCGGCAAGAAGTCGTCCTTCATCGGTCAGTTTTCCTTTGGCGTCGGCCATCCACTTCACGGCGTCGTGGTTGAGGATAATCACGTCCACGTCGTCGGCGATGGCACGGGGCAGGTCGCGCTTGCGTTTGGTGGAGTAGACCACGGCGCTGGTCAGGTGTGGCGTCCACTTCTTGATGTCATCGGCCCACGCCGTTTCGAGGATCGACAAGGTGCCCAGTACCACCATTTTGTTGGCGGTGCCCGCCGCTTTGCGACGGGCGAAGGCTTCCAAGTGGGATCGTGTCTTGCCCGTACCGGCGTCAGACAGATCGAGCGAGCGGTCATTGGCGAGCAGATGCTCGACCGTGGTGGCTTGGTGGTTAAACAGTGGCGGGAGTGCGGCACCCATGAATGGCCTCCAGGCATTTTTCGATCCTTAACAGTTGGGTAATGGCGTCGTCGCGGGCGTCGTGATGCGTGCCCACGCGCTCGACCGACTCAAACACGTCGAGGTCTTTGGCGATTTGCTCCAAGGTGCGTAAATCGCGTCCTGTCCAATATGCCCAAGGGCACTTCACCCCTTGTTCATCGAAGGCGTGTTCGAGAAACGCGAGGTCGAAGTTGGCCCCATTGCCCCAGGGATAGAGTCGGTCTTTGTCTTCGCCCAGGCCGCTATACCACCGGCTCAGGTCACGCAGTACGTTGGCGAGCGGTTCAGCTTCTTGGCACAGTTCGCGGGTCTTGGCCCATAGCTCTGGTTGCTTGTACCACCAGTTGAGGGTGTCTTGGCTAAAGGCGCGGTTGTGTTGCGACTCTAATCCGCAGTGCGAATAAAAAACCTCAAGCGAACCGTTTACACGGGCGGCAGCGGCGATGGATAGGATTACGCCGTCGGCGCGCGTGTGGAGTGTTTCGATGTCGAAGGATATTTGGATATCAGCCATTGGTCTGCTCCTTCTTTTCCTGTTTTACCTGCTCGTCGATACTGGCTTTTATGTCGCTGAGCTGTGCGGCGGCTAGCTTTGCCGTGTCGGCCTTGACGATGATGTCATGGTGTTTGTACCAAGTGTTGATGCTTACGTAGTTCATGCGGAAGTTCCTCCTTCAATGCAACGCTCGCCAATGGCGATGTCGTCAGCGTGTTTGGCACCCACGTCGGTTATTAACTCGCTGGGCGGGGTGCCTTCGTCGAGGTTGAGCATCATCCCGATCTGCCGCCCTCGGTTGCCGGTATGGGTCACTTTGATATGCGGCGCGTCGTTCTCGAACGCGACGATCGTGGCCCGCTCGATGGTCAACCCGTGGCGTGCCGAGCCGTCCGGTGCGAACACGGAGCGGTAGTCGAAGCCATACTCGGCAAGGTGGCTCAGTACGGATTTGAGGTAGCGTTTTTGCACGTCGGGGGTGATGGTTAAGGTGGCGGTGGTCATGGGTTAAATCTCCTGAAATGCGTAAGCGCAGCGCGGGGCGTCCTCGCCTTCTTGGGTTTTGGCATGGGCGCACCATTTGCAGGCGTGCATGGACGGTTTGGGTGGAAACTTGGTGGCGGTGGTGAGCCGGTTCGCGCGTTTATCGACCATCGGCTTGAGTAGCATGGCCCGGTCGCGGGTGTACTTGTTGCCCATCTGGTCTTTCTGGTCGAGGTACTCGAAGCTGGTTTCGACAAACTCAAGTTCTGGGTAGCGCATGAACGCGGCGATGGCGTACACCATGCCTTGCTGGTTGTGTTTGAGTTCGTTGCCGAATTTCCTCCCCGACTTCCAGTCAAATGCTTTGGCTGACGTAGGGCTTTCAAACTCGATGGCGTCGAGCTTTACGCGTGCCCAGGTATCCGGGGCGAAGAACCCGGTTTCTTGCCAATCGCGGGTGAAGCCCCAGTCGCCTTCGACCTCCACTTGGCCTGCGGCGAAGTTTTCGCGTAGCCGGTCGATAAGCGGGATAAACGGCGTCAGGTCGACGGACTTCATACCGCGATCAAGACGCAGCCCTTTGATATCGTCGTGCAGCCCTTGGATGTAGTTCTCGATGTGTTCATGGATACGGGTACCGCGTTCGGCGGCAGGGCCAGAGGGATCGGGGGCTTTCTCCACGGATTTGAGGTAGACCGAATAGGGGCAATTTTCAAACGCCATGAGGCGTGAGAATGACCACGTTTTGACCGGCCCCAAGGGGCGTTCGGCCAGGGCAATTTCCTCTTGCTTATCGGCCTCGGCTTTGTCGGCCATGCGCTGTTTGATGGCACCGGGGTTGAACGTCTCGGCGTCGGATGTTGTGGCGGGTTCGTCGGGGGTTAGGCGTGTCGGTTTCTTAAACGCCTTTGGGTCAAAGGTGTCGTCGGTCATGGTGGGCCTCTTTTTGAATAAGCACTGCTGATATTAGGGGCCATAGCGGCCCCTGTCTAGGGCTCAGTGCATGAGAGCGCTGGGTTCGTCGGCTGGATGTTGCTGATGATAGGTCTGTATGTCCGTGGCGAGTAGCGCGCGCTCGTCTTTGTCGGTGACTTTCCACTCGACCCTGACGCAGCTTTTGCGTTTCCCGCTGCCGGTGCGCTCGCGTTTGAATATCACGTCGCGTTTGGCAAGGGCTGATTGTAACCGGATGGCCGGGATACGGTCGCTGAAGATGACTTCAAAGCAGACCTGCAACGCGTCGATAGTGACCACGGTACTGGCGTTATTAAGTGCGTCCTCCTTCCATTTGTTGAGGGATGCTTGGGCCACTTTGACGCGCATCGACATATCGACGGAGTTGACAGACTCGATGTCCTCGACGCGGTAGAAGAACTCCAGATCGCCTTGCACGATGGCGTTGGCGAATTGATCCATGGGGGTCATCGAGGCGAGGCGCATCTGTTCCTTAGCCTCGTTATTGCGTTCGGTGGTGGCCTCCTGCTCGTTGATATCGAAGGCGAGCATGAACCCGGCAAAACTGCCCAATTCGTACTCGATGTGGTTCTCGTTAATGCGCTGGCGGATGTCGGGGTAGGTGTGTTCAAGCCGTTCCAACTGGGGTGGGGCGATATTAAAGCGCCGGTCGCCTTTTTCTACCGGGATTACGTCAGTGTGGTTGGAGAAGAAGATGTAGTTGGTGTAGCTGGGCGCGGGGCGCACGTCTGTCCGCATGGCGCGGATGCTGACGGTATCCGCTACGATGTCGTCCTTCATTTTGTTCAAGAGCTTGCCCGATTGGTTGGAGTCTTGTAGACGAAACTCCTCCCAGATCAGGAACAGGGCGCGCTCCTGATAGGCGTTGAACTGCTCCTCTAAGTGGTCAAGGCGTTTTAGGATGGTGTAATCCTGGCCCATGATCGGGCGCAAGATACGCTCGTAGAAAACCCCTTTGCCGGTACCGGGGACGCCCGAGAACACCCATGCGGTGCGGGTCTTGTCGCGCTTCTGGATACCGAAGGCCAGCCAGTTAAGAAAGTACCCCAGCTCCAGCTTGCTTGAGCCTGCGATATGGTACAGCACATCGAAGATCGTGGGGCATAATTCCTTGAGGCTGTCGACGGCGGTTTCACGCGTGGCTTTTTGATACTGCGGCATGACTATTGGTGGGTTTTTCAGGTACTCCGTGGCCCGGTAAGTGTTGAGGATTTTGCCATCCCAGTCGATTTCGTTGACGCTGTGGGGGTCAAACGTTACGTCCCACGACGGGATACTATCGACCATCGGCACGCCGAACCCGGCCAGCCAGTCTTCGGCGTTTTGGCGGATGATCTTGTTGATGCGCATGACTTCGTTGTGCGCGGGCACGTACTCCACGGCGAAGATTTCGTCGCGGTCAGGGTCACGGATTAGCAGCGGGCGTGTCTCTTGTACCTTGCTTATGACCTCTTGGTAGTCGGCGATGTACTGGTTGTAGAGTTCCTTGTTGGCCTCGCGGAACAGAAACGGCGGCTCGCCCTTGAAGTTGTAGATAACCTCGGGGTTCGCCTTGGGGTTAAAGTACGCCTTGGAGTCACCACCGTTGATGTTCCAATAAACGAACTCGTCACTTTCGCCCGCGTGTACCATTTCGAGCCGGTCGGGGTTCACCATCACCCGCTGTTGTTGTCCCATAAGCGTCATGGTGCGGGTGCGCGGTTTGAACTTGCCCAGGCCACGCTCGTTGCGCAGTTTATTGAGCAGTTTGTTGGCCTTGCCGTCAATCTCGGCATGGTCAACGCTCATTATCTGTTGGTGGATGTCGCACGTATCGCGCTCTTTGCGGTTGAGCGCCCAGCGATCCGTGGGACTGGCGAAGGGATCGTCGCGTCCTTCAAATGTCGGGTGAGCGATGTAGACAAGCTGCGCGTTACGGGCCACAACCGGATCGACAATCCACTTGAGGCTCATGTTGCTCGACTGGAGCGTGAGCTTTTCGGCGATTGTCTCGGACGCGAAGTTAAGCGACTTGAAGTACGCCTCCAAGTAGCTGGGGTGAATGGCGGTGTCTAGCAGGAAGAAAAAGTGCAGGCCGACTTCGCCGGTGGGTTTGATGCCGGTGGAGCTTGAGGCGTTGACGATGTAACTGGTGGAACACAACGGCTCCGGCAGCAATGTAATAACGGACTCCGCGACCTTTAGCAGATCGGCCTGGGTGATAGGGGCTTCGAGTTTGGTTTCGGGTATCCAGCCGTCAATGTCCAGCACCATGAAAGGGGTGCTGGCGGTTTTATCACTTTTGCCCGAGCGCGAGGCTTTTACGACGGGCTCTCTGAGCGGGCCTTTGAGCAACGCATTCCCGGCGTCGGCGTTGTTCAGCAGAAGCCGATAAAGCTCAGCCAACCCGTTGCCGCTTTCCTCGACGTGGTGGCTAATCGAGGTGACGCTGGCGACGCGGGGATAGGGGGTAACGTCATTGGCGGTGATGGTTTTGGATAACCGGACGTTTCGTGTGGGCGTGATAAAATTGATCGGTGCTGACATAGCCCTCTCCGGTCGTGGTTAAAAGATACGCAAGGCGAATATTCTAGGCTATCGACACGGTGGCCGATAGCCTAGTGTGGGTTATTTCGAATATTCCCGCGCCGTGCCGCCTTCGGCGTCGAGCGGCAGGTCAGCACACCACGCGGGCGGTTGCTTCATAATCTCCAGCATCTTGTCGAAATCACGTTCGGCGGTTGCCTCGGGCACAATGGCGATGATTTCATCGTGAACGTTAAGCACCACGCGACCGTCGTGTTGGGTCACGTAGCGGTTGATGTCGAGCATTTGGTCGAAAAGTACGATACGGGATAACGCCTGACATATGTTTTCGACGCACTTTCCGCCATATAGGCGGGTGTAAAAGTTGCCGTTGTAATACTCAAAGCCACCATCGTCATCGGGGCGCAGGCCGGGGTATTGGAGGGCCATACCGTTGGGCATAATGAGCGCGTTGCGAGCGACTCGTAACGGCCCCCAGTCGTATTCGTTGCCCATGTACATATCGACGATGGCCTGTTGTGCCTGCTTCCAATATTGCGGGATCATGTAGTTGACGCCCCGGTAAGTGTTCACCACCTCTTGGGCTTCGGCGTCGCTAAACAGTACCGGGTCGCCCCCCAACATGCCCGCTGCCATGCCTTCTTGGAAGCGTCGCCAGCCTTGTGAGTAGCCAAGCGCGAGCACCGACACCTTACCCACAAAGCGTTCGTGGGGGTGATCGGCCTTGTTGACTTCAAAACCGTAGAGCTTGCTGGCGAAGAACGAATACACATCGCCCCCCGAACGGAACACGTCGAGCAGTTCTTGTTGCCCCGCGAGCCACGCGAGCATTCGCGCTTCGATGTTCGATGAATCCGCGACGGCGACCAAATACCCTGGCGGAGCGCAAAGGGCTTTGCGTAGTGCCGACCCTCGGTTCATGTTCTGGACGTTAAGGAGTTCGCCGCCACCATAGCGCCCCGTGGCGGCGGAATAATACTTCAAGGGCATGGGCATGGTGCCGCCGGTAATCTCGGCGGTTTCCAAGAAGCGCTCGGCACGGCGAATCTGGGTCACGGACTTCGCGGCAACGCGGCCCTCGAACAAGTGATCGAGGTCGGGGTGTGCAGCGCGCATCTGCTGAAAGCCAAGGTCAGCTTTGCCCAGTGCCGGTTTCATTTTGCCGGTGCGCAGATCGGCCTTGTGGATGATCTTGACGCCGCGGCTGGTCAGCGCCTTCTCGAACTTGGGGTTGGAGTTCAGCGTCGATTCGGCCACGCCTGCCGCCTCGATCTTTGCTTGGCGCTCGGCAATCCAGCCGTCACGGGCCTCCGTGATCAGTTGCCTATCGAGGACGAACATCGGCTCGCACATCATCTGTGTGGTGAGGTGGATCAGTTCAAGCTCGTCCTCGGGGTAGTAGGGCAGCATCTTGACGAAGGCGGCATGGGTCAGGTCAACGTCCTGAATGCAGTAGTCGATCATCGACTGGAGCATGGCGTCGTTGTCGTAAAGCGCGTTGGTGGTCACGTTGCGAAAGTTGACCAGTTCCTCGCCTTTGCGCATCGACGGGTCATTCGGCCAGAGGCGCTCGGCCAGTTGTTTCAGGCCGTGCTTGCGACCGGGAAACATGCCCCGGCTCATGGCCAGTGTGTCGAGGTACAGGTCGGGGTGAATGTCCCAGAAGTGGTGTAGGATGAACGCGTCGAAGTTCGTATTATGAGCCAGCAGGGCCGTAGGGCGACCGTTACCGTCGAAGATTTCATCGAGGCGGTCGACGATTTCATCGGGGGCGACCCACTCGGTGTCCGCGTCGTTGATCTTGATGCCCACGCCATGGATCGAAAAGTCGGGGTGGGCGAGGTAGTTGAAGGTGTTCATTGACTGAAGGCTCAACGAGCAGCCGGTACCGTAGTAGGTTTCAAAGTCCAGGGTTATGAGGTCGTGATCTATTCCTAAGATGCGCATGATCGTCTCAGTGTACAGTGTGGTGTGTGCTGGTTTCCTCGACGAACTGCTTGGCAATGTCGGTGATTGCGTCGGGCAGCTCGCGTAAGATGTCCTCGACGCTTTCCGTTTCGGTGAACCGGGCGCAGGCGAAGGTGATCAGTGCCATGAAGCGCAGGCGGTCGTCGAGGCGCGGGAAGTGTTCAACCGCGTACTGGATCAAGGGGCCGACGATCTGCTTGTTGTTCTCGATGTCGGCGGCGGCGTTGTCGAGGACGCGGGCGGTGGAGGCACTGGTCATAGGAGTCCTTGTCGTTCGGCTTGGGCTTCGCCTTCGATATCGTCTTGTTATTTGACGTAGTGGCGAGCGAAGGCGTCGAGGTGTGTGTGGGCCTCGGCGGTGTCGATCAGTAAGTTGGCGACCGCCTCAGGGCGTTGCTTGATCATCCAGTTGATGTACTCGCAGGTGAGAGCGTGATCCTCTCCATCGCTGAGTGCCTGGACGATTTGATCCTCGGGACTGAGGTTGCTGTTGTGGTAGTCCCAATCGGAGTCGTAGTTGAGGGCTGGATTAGGCATCGGGTAACTCGCTATGCTTATAATTTCGGGCAACGGCACCGGCTTCGGCGGCGAGGGCGAAGTAGGCACAGCCGTCTTCATAGTTGTCGAGGCGGAAATCGCCTTGTTGGCTGCGAACCACCTTTAAGATGGCCATGAACATCCACCCGTCTTCTTCTGTTAGGTCAGCATCGGCCAGGGTGTTGAACATGGCGACGGTTTTGGCCATGGAGCGCTCGCCTCCGGGCTTGTCATAGGTCGAGGCGCGGTTGTGCATGTGCATAGCGGCACGTTGCACGATGTCGTTGGCATGAAGTTCGGGGTGGGTGTATGCGTTCATTGGGTGAGTGCCTCCCAGGAATGAGGAAAGAGTGGGCGGATGATCTTGTCCCATTGATGGGCCAAGTCTTGGATTTCCTTCTGCGCGTGACCGTCTTCGCGGAGCTTGTAGGCACGGGCGAAGGCGGCAAGTGAGCCGGTGACGTAGTAGCTGGTCATCATCGACTGGGGTAAGACCATGCGGGCCTGTTCGGGGGCCACACCGCAAGCCAGCATCTCTTGGTATGCCTCTTTGCATCGAGAGATGGCGCCCCGGTATTCGTCTGTAGGGCATGTCCAAACAAGGGCGCCCTCGTCGATGGGGGCGCCGGATCCTTGCTTCACGCTGCCCTCTGGACGAGTGCGCCATACGTCAGGCGTGAAGAACTCCGGCTCGTCGTCGACGTACCGACGCGACACTTCGTTGTAGGTGAAGCCAACGACATGCTTGAAGCGCTGGCGGGCCACGAAGATCGGCACGGTTTCGCGCAGCGTGATCATCGGGTGCGTGAACGGGGTAAAGTGGCCATGCTTGGCCAGGTAATTGAGGAGCTTGCCGTCCTTTCCGGACAGCATGTGTCCGTCTATCAGCTCGCTCTCTTTGTCGAACGAGACACGAGCGGCGTTGACGACGCGAAGGTCGTCGCCCATGTGGTCGATGTACTCGACTTTGATGGTCATTGTTTGTTTCTCTCCTCGTTGCGGTGGCGAGCCACGGTGTTGTAGTTAAGCCCCCACTTCTGAGCGATGTCCTTGTGCAGTTTGTCGCTTGCCAGATCGGCCAGGTACTCGGGGTGCTGGCGATGGGCGAACAGACGCCGCCCTTTATTAACCGGCATGGTGCAGACTTGTTCCAAACTCAGTTCAGGGTTACGCACCCACCGCTGATAGGCGGTGTTGGCGGGTACCGTGCGGCCTGGGAAGTTCTTAATCCGAGTGAAATTTCCATGCGGCTGGTCATCCGGGATACGTGTGCCGGAGCGTTCTTCTTCGTCAGCCAAAGGGCGGTCAAACTTGGTGAATTTCATGGTGTAAGTTTTTCGGCTTGTTGGCGGAGTTCCCTTATCTTGGGAAGAATTTCTGCGCCCCAATTAGTGGTCTGCATTTCGATAAACAGTTGTTCCAATACTTCCGCTTGCCACTGAGCTTTTAGGTGGGCGAGGGAGGTGGCAGGGGTTTCCTCTATCACGTCATACAGATAGGCTTCTGCTTCAAGTTCCTCTTCGCTGCCATACTCGGAGTCTTTATACTTACAAAAAGCTGCATGTATTCGCTTCACATGCGCGGCCAGGGCATCCTTTTCATCTTTGATTTCACTGAAGCGGTATTTCCATGAGCAGTCTTCGTGCATATGCTCACCGATGTAGACCAGCTTGCGTATATCGTCACGCACCCCCTCAAGCTCTTCGATACGATCAGCCGCCCGCCATGCGGGGTGGCTGTGTAATTCCTCTTCAGGTAGGTCTCTGCAAATAGCACGAGCAGTTTCCCGCAGATAATTAGCGTTGATCATTTTGCTCCTCCTTTGGCTTGCTGGCGGAGTTCGGCGGCATGGTCTTTTAGTCGCTGGCATGATGACCACCCGACTACGTTACGTGCTGCGTACTCAAGCGCTTCGGCTTGTTTGAGCAGAATGTGGTAATTAAGCGCCTGGGCGATGGCGTTTTGCTCGCGTTCCAGCTTTTCGATTTGTATGATGGCTTTTTGGAACGTGGTTGTGGGCGCGTCGCTTAAAACTCTATCGGCCCAATCGCGGTCAAAACCCGGCATAGTGGGCAGCACCACGTCTTGAGGCACTGCGTCTATCCATTCTTGTTGCGCTTTGGCCAGTTCTATCAATTGCTCCACATGCGCCGCCAATGCTTCGTAGTCGCTTAGGCGTACTAACGGCTCTATGTTGGTTTCGGTGCTGTAGCAACTGGGGTCATGCGTCAGGCTTACGCCGCACATGGCCGGGTCTTTTTTGTTGACGTGGCGATAGGCCACGATCTCAGGTTGTTGGGTCATAACCCCTCCATGTACGCGTAAATGGTGGCAATGGCGTTGGCCTGGGTGGTGTAGTGGGTCAAGGTTTTGTTGGTCATCGGCCTGTGCTCCCGAGCCCATGTGTGCCGCGTGAGGTTTCCGGTAGATCAGTCACTTCGATCAACGCGCCAGTGGAGCAGCGCTCCATGATGGCTTGTGCGATGCGATCGCCCCGGCGAAATTCGAGGGTTTCGTCGCCGTGATTGATCAGGGCCACTTTGACCTCGCCGCGGTAGTCCGCGTCGATGACTCCGGCGTGAACGTTGTAGCCCTGCTTGGCGGCAAGCCCTGAGCGTGGGGCGATACGCAGGTACCAGCCCGGTTCCACGGCCATGGCGAGGCCGGTGGGTAGCACGGCGCGGCGGCCCGGTGGAATGTCGACGGACTCGGTGCAGTAGATGTCCCAGCCTGCCGAAAGCGGCGTGCCGCGTGTCGGCAGTTGGGCGTCGTTGGTGAGACGTTTGACGAGTAGGTTGGGGTTGGTCATTAACTGCTTAGCTCCGTGCGTAGGATTTTGGTGGTGCGCGGCGCTTCGATGGACAAGCGCACATCGCCGTTGTGGTGTTTGATGACGGTGACGGTTACGTCGTCGCCGATTTGCACGCTCTCTTGGTGCTTGCGGGTGATAACGAGCCGCCCCGGTCGGGCGGCTTTGTTGAGACTGAGGACGCGGCGCTTATTCATGGTCGTAGTCCCCCAGATCATCGAACGGGAAGTCGGCGTAGTCGTCGTCGCGGGTTAGGCTGAGGCCGAACGGTTCAACGCGGGTGGATAGGTCAAGGTCGATCTGGTCAGCGACTCTCTCAACCGTGGTGCAGTTGATCTCGGCGATAATGTCCAAGAGTTCCTCGCTGGTGATGCCGTAGAACTGCTCCAGCGCCTCGCCTACGTCGTCGGGGAAGCTGTTCACGATGTCGGCGCAGCTATAGAGGTGGCCGTAGTTGTCGGTTTCGCCCGGTTCGCGTCCGATGGGCACGATGCTCCAGTCCATGGTGATCAGGCGGTTGACCAGATACGCGGCCCAGGTCAGGTCTTGGTACTCGTTGGGGGTGTGTTGGGCGTAGTAGCCCACGCAGACGTTGGTACATTCCGGTATCAGGTCGAGGAACGAGTAGCTGTCGGTGAAGGAGCCACCGTCGTCAGGGCTACATTCACCGGGGTCGATGGCGTTGGCGATATGCTCTGCGAATACTTCTGAGCAGCAGCGCTGGCCCATCTGGTGGGTGATGATATCGGTGACACCGCGGCGGTCGAAAGAGAGCATCGCGGCGATGTTGGCGTAACGGTTGGGTTCGTGCTTGGCTGACCACTCACTGCCCTGGCGACCGGACTCCTCGTCACGGTAGAAGCAGTAAAGGCCGGGGACACCCGCCTTGATTAGGTTGAGCAGTACCCAGATGCCTGTGCCATCGTCGGCCCCGAGGCAGTTGTCCGGTACCGCGAGGCTCAGGATGTGGTTCTCGACCTTGAGCGATTGGCGTGGTCTGTGTGGTTCCGGTTTAGCGGGTTCGACGAAGGAGTAACGGTGCCCGTCGTAGTGTACCGAGTCGGTGTGCGCGGTGAAGGCAACTACCGGCGCTGTGTCCTGTGGCCCTGGTATGGTGACGAAGTAGTTGCCGTAGGCATCCTTTACCGGGTTCAGTGGCATGATGTATTTGTCGATCATGTCCAGTTCCCCGCGCTCATTGGCCACGCGGCGGTAGCTGAGGATGTCGTACAGATCGCCGATGGGTACCGGGGTCGCTTCGATGTTCTCAAAGACGGGTGTTGGTGACACGGCGGCTTTGAGGGCGGGCAGCTTTTGTTTGGGGGCAAGTTGGCTCATGGTATCGCTTCCTTGGGTGGTGGCGGGTCCGTCAACGACAGACTCGGAATATACGCTGTGCTGATTATGATGGTCAAGACTAAGCGGCATCGGCATTGTCTTCTACCTCGGTGGCCACTTGGTAATTTTGAACGTGTTCGATGGTGTACTCATCGCCAATGGCGCGATCTTGGTCCCACCACCATTCGTTATGGTCGGCCATCCATACGCAATCTTCGGTACGGTGTACGTCATCCGTGTCGACGCGAATGTAGTCCTCATACACGGGCAGATTGGGGCTGGGCGCGGTGTGCGTGTCACGGATTTCGTCGTCCTCGACCCATTCGCCGTCATCGGTTTGGGTACAGCCATCCTTATCCATGATCTCACCCGTGCGTTCCACGCGGCACAGGCCCGCGCGTTCTAGGTCGTAGTCAGAAGCGGAGTCGTGGACGTAGCCAAACTCTACGCCGCCATAGATGTGTGAGCCGTCGATCATTTCGCAGTCGTCCTCGCGGACAAGTTCTACGCCGTCATCGGTGAGTGCCCAGACATAATCGTCAAGGCAGCTTTGACAAACGTCGATCCCTTCGCGCTCGATGTAGGTGGTTTCATCCTCGTCAACGCGTTCTTCGCAGCGTTGGCAAAGGCAGTCTGCGATTACGCCGTCTGGGTCAATGAACCCGGCGCTGTATTCCGCCTCATGAGGGCCATCTATCACTAGGTGGTCGTTGTGAACTTCCACGCCGCGGTTGTGGGTGTCGATGTAAGGGCAGAGGATTGTGCCGTTGCGTAACTCGATGCGCGGGATTCTGGCACCGTCGAGGGCGTCGCTTGCTTGGCGGTAGCCGTTTTCGTCGAGCCAAGCCTCTAAGGTTTCACGCGCGCCCGGTGCCCAGTCGCTTGCGTAAACGCACGGGTACGCTCGGTTTTTGGTATGGATCAGGGCGCGCGCGGCGGGGCGGTTTTGCACCTCGACATAGACCAAGTGGATATCGCCACTGCCATCGGGCCAGAACAGCGCTTCGATGGGGTGTCGCCAGTCGTCGTCGAGGTCGAAGGTTCGGTCAAAGCGTTCTTCGCCGTGGGACATACAACTGTTTGGCCCGTTCATATAGACATCGGCGGCTTCCCCCGGTGTCGTGACGATCCTTACGTCGTGTTTGGCGTGGGACTGCATCTCGGCGACCATCTCCTTGAGCTTTTGGTCGGACACGTTGTCCTTCAGCACACGGCGGAGGTACTTGCCGGGTTTCATCACGCTCTGGGTGTCGGCGGCTCCTTTGCGTCTGTTCTCGGTGTAGGCCATCTTGCCTCGGTTTGACCCTTTGATGGCAAGGTGCGGGGTTTCTTTGATGTAGGTGAGCTTATCTATCGCCTCGATGATGTCGGTGGGCAGTGCTTGATACTCGTTGTTCTTGATGCGACCCAGTTCGCGGAGCGCGTAGTACGGTACCTCGGAGGCGGGGATGTCGCCGGTCAGCCGTAGCCAACTGCCCAGCTCCGCGTACATACGTGGGTAGAGGTCGGGCATATTGCGGAAATGGTAACTTGGCGGCAGCGTGACGTTGATCGCGGCGAACAGCCGGTCGATGGGGGCGATGTCGTCAAAGCGCCAAACGGCGTCCTCAAACGGTGCCATGCCGCTGGTGGCGAAGGCGCGCTTGAGCGTCCGCAGCATCTCGCGGGTTTTGGGAACATGGCGGAGGGTTAAACCGGTCGAGTTACACTCGATAAGGAACCCAGGGACGGTTTCGTAAGCGTCGCGGTTTTTCAGCGGGCTTTGGTCGTCAAGTGTTCGCAGGATGTGGGTGCGCATCTGGCAATGGATGAAGTTGTTGAACTCAATGCGCAGGTTGAACGTGGCGTCGTTACTTCTGTCAATGATGTCGATTGTGAGGCCGAGCTTACCCACATCGGGGTGGGTGTCGATGGCCAGGAATAGTTGCTCCAGGGTCAGGGTTACTTCGGCGGGGGTTAAGGCGTGCTGCCAGAACAAATCTTCCATGCTGGCGGCGTGAACGACTTCGGGGTTGAGTAAGTCCATGTGATCGCTCCTCAGTGAGTGGCAGTGGGCGAGGGGTGCGGGTTACGCGGCGCGTGAGTATCCAGCCATGCTCGGATTCACCACGTTGGCCTGGGCGGTGATGAACAGTTGCTCGTCGGTTAAGTCAGGCTCGGCCCCGGCATCCTTTAGCGCGGCGAGGGTTTGGCGGTGCTGGGCAATTTGCGCTTGCAGATCGTCGAGGCGCGGTTTCAAATTCGCGGTCGGTTGTGGGAAGGCGACGAACACGTCGTCGAGGAACTCGGCTACGCGGTCATAGTCGATGCGTTTCGGGTCGTAGCTATAGGGGGTAAAGAATCGAGCGAGACGGAATTGTGCTTCCGCTAGCTGAATGGCGGCGTTGTTGGCGACTTGGACGAGTGGGTTCTTTTGGGCGGTGGTGGGCTTGGTCATGGTTAATCTCCGTTGGGTATCAGCAGTGCGAATAAAGCTGGACAAAAGTTGGACGTGCGTCTATTGCTTCATGGCGAGTGCCCAGGCTTTATCGACGATCAGGCCGAAACGGGCACGGCTCTCGGCCATCTTGGCGCGGGCCTCTTGGGCCTTGGCCGAATCGCGTCTTTCGAGCATGTTGTGGACTTGTACGAGTAGCGCGGCGGTAGTCGGATCGACGATCAGCGGTTCGTCATCAGGGTCATCGGTTTGCCAAGTAAATGCTTCATACTGGTGTTCGTCGACGATCGTTTGAAGTCTGTTGATGGTGGGCGGGTGATGGGTGGTCACGATTCCTCCTTCGGCATTGGTAGCTCGCCGCTTAGTAGCGCGTCGTAGATGGCGTCTATTGACCCGTTTAGGCTTTCTCCGCTGACGCCCATAACTTCTTTCGCTTGCTTAGCCCACTGCTCTTGGTCGGTGAGGATGGGCCGTAAAAAGTGCATTTTGATTACAAAGCCGCGTGTAGCAGGGGCGTCAGCATTGCGGACCCATACCCAGGGGTTGGATGAGGCTATTACTTTGAGCTGGTTGGTATCTCCCCAGGTCACTAGGGTTCCTGCCGGGGGTGGCCCGTCTTTTGTCCCTTGCCATTTGGGGGTGGCGGGTTGTTCTTGATCGTCAAGGATGGGGCGGTAGGCGATGATGTCGCCTTTGTGGTCCATGTGGGACCATGAATGTGAATGGTATTCACCGCATTTTTCTGTGTACGTTAGGCCGTTACGGTGCTTCACTTCGACCGGGTGACCATCGGGCAAGGGGCACTCGCCACCGTTCCAGTCGATCCAGCCGTCATCATCGGCGACATGGGCTTTCCAGCAAGTGTGGTCTACGCCAGATGCGCTATTTGTGCTTCGGTGAATGATGTGTTCCTTGGTGAGTTTGTTGACCAGATAAATCATGCGGCCTCCTTGATGTGCTCGTGTTCTTCGTCGTAGAGCGTCCAGTTGTTGATATGGTGGTGTGCGGTCACGGTGTCCGCGATCTGGGCCGCATGGATGGTGTCGAAGGCGTAGAAGGTTAAGTGGAACTCGCCGTCGTCGCTTTGCACTTCGAAGCGGAACACGTCGAAGTGGCTCGTGGGGTACTTGGGCCGTAGGATGAAGTCGTCCTCGCCGTCGTCGAAGACCGCGATGTCGCAGGCCATGGTGATGACGGTGTGTTCGGCGATGGTGAAGTCGCGCACGGGGGTTGAGTGGGCGAACTCACCGCGTGTGATGTGCAGCATGGGGGTGGTCATGCAGCCTCCGATAAGATGCTGTTGATGTGTTCGATATCGGCAATTTGTGAGAAGTCATATTCGCGCATTGACCGGCCTCCGACGGGGAGCCCCTTCCACGAGTGGCTGAAGCCGAGCGAGGGGTGCGTGCAGATCACCTTGTTGCCGTCACGTAGCGTGACGATGGCTCCCCAACGTAGAGGCGGTGATGCCAGTGGTTGCGTGGGCGGTGGCGTGTCGCGTTTGCGGATGTCAGCCCGCATCAAGAGGCGACGTTCGATTGCCCCCGTGGCGGCGACGTACTGCACCAGGGCGAACTTTTGCTTGGGGTCGGGCAGGTCAACGAGGCGCAGGTCTTGGCCGTCGGCTTCGGGCCATGCGGTGGGGTTGGCGAGGACAACCGGGACATTTAGGTTGGGCATGGTTACGCTACCTTGGTGAGTTCTTGTGGGTGGCGGATGTGGACGATCTCGTCGAGGTTCACTTCAACGGGAGATTTCATGCCGATGGGCACGCCTTTGATGCCTTGGAGTGGGGTCACTTCGGGGTGAGTCACCACGATCTGTTTGCCTGAGCGCAGGGTGACAAGCGAGCCCCACATAACGGCGGGTTGGTCGACGTCGAGCATGGCCGGGGGCAACTCCGGCATGGCGGTGGTGACGGTTTCGGCAAGGAACACACGGCGTTCGTGGTTGAACGGGAACTCCTTGACGCGTAGTAGAGCGTACTTGCCCCCGGTGCCCACGACTTCTTCGAGGATTAAGCGGAACCCGATGAACTCGGGCCACATGCCGGGGTTGACCAGCGACACTTCCCGGCCAAGTGGGATGCGTATCGGGTCGCCATCGGGGTCTTTGGTATGGAGATGACTGATGCGTGTCATAGGTCTATCCCTAGTTCTTCTGCCAGTTCATGGAGATTGGCGTCTGATTCACTTTCGTCGTACTCGTTGTCGAGTTCGTTTAGGTCATTGGCGATGGATTCGTTGGTCCATTTGACGGGACGTATGTATTCTCGCGTGGCGATGAACACGCTTGGGGCATGGTCGTCGCATGGTTCTGTGTCGGATGCCATCATCTCTAGGTCGTCGGCGGTGATGCTTTCCGCTGGGTTGGTCTGATCCAGTTGCCATAGGATCGGTTGGCGATGTTTGGCATGGCGGCGGTATAGGTCGGGAATGTAATGAGGCTTCAACCTATGCGGATGTTGGATAAGCACATGATAGAAGTCGTTGGGGTCGTTGTTGACGGCCACCAATATGGCGCGCCACCATTTCTTGGCAGGTGCGCCTTGGAACTTCTTGTTCACTGGCCTTTGTTTCATCCACTTGCGCACCGTGTTGGTGTGTACACCATAACGGGCGGCGATGTAGTCCAAGGGGGCATCTAGCTGCCGTTGAAGTTCTTTTGCCTCTTGTGGATCGACCCTGCGGTTTACCTTGGTGGGCAGTTTGAGGTCACGAAAAGCGTAACGGAGCGTGTTGTGTCCCACTCCGTACGTGTTCGCCACCGAGTCGATGGCGTGCCCACGCTTCATGTACATGCTGTGGGCCGCACGTACCTTGGCGACATCGCGTGGGTTGGTGAGGTCAAAGCGGAGTTGGTTTGGCATTGGGTACCTCTTTCATACGCTGTGCGAGTATTTTCATAGCTTATATTCCAGGTTGGCGTTTTACAACTCTTTGCCACTATCAGAGCAATCTGCCACCTCCATACAGAATTGCGATTGCTTGTTAGCCCCCGGCGTATGGGGCTTTGGCTCTTTTTTGATTCTGCCACCTTTTTTAGAAAACCCGAATTTGAAAAGATTAAGCAAAAACAAAATCAATGACTTACGTGATTTCCCAAAGTGAATGTTCCCCTGCTTCAAATCAACTGGGTGGCGAATCGCACCCCTTGGTGGGGGCTTCCGCCCCGGCGCCCATGGTGCAAACCGCCAAAAAACGGTCGAAAAGGCCGCTATACCGGGCTTTAGAGCCGTATGCCTATGAGCCGTAAACCGATGGCTGGCACGGTGATTAACGCCGCGAAAAAGAACAAGAGGCCCAGGCCACCTGCCACGGGCACCGGCAGCATGGGTAGCAGGTCAATGGCCAATTGTGCCGTGGCCCGTGTCGGATTGGCAAAGAATCCACTGCTCATGCCGCTTGAGGCAGTGGAATCCACTGCATACACGATTGATACAGGAATATCGCCTTTCATCGTGTAACCCTCCGCATGAGTTGGTTGGCAACCGTCTCGTGGCGAGCGGCAAGGCGTTCCAAAGCGTCTCGACTCTCGCCCCAGGCCAAGCGAGCCTTGTCGTGGTAAACAGCGGCGAGCCGCCAGTGCTGCTGGATGATGTCCACGTTACGCATTGTTACCTCCGTTACAAAAAACCCCCGCCAAAGGACGAGGGCCGATAAACGTTGTTTCCCCAAATTTGGAAAACCTGAAAAGTGTGGCGGAATCAAAAAGCCTGTTAGCCCTTGGTTCATGGGCATTCATAAAGAATCACAATCGGTTATGAAGGTGGCAGATTGCTCTGATGGCGGGGGACAATTGCCGAGCTATCTTTGTCGAAGGCCAAAAAACCCGTTTTTAGGGCCAAAAAACCCATGTAACAGAGCAAATGGCCTAAAACACGTCCCCCAAATTTGGAAAACCTGAAAAGTGTGGCGGAATCAAAAAACCTGTTAGCCCTTGGTTCATGGGCTTTCGCAGACGATTGCAATCGGTTATGAAGGTGGCAGATTGCTCTGATGGCGGGGGACAATTGCCAAAGGCCCACAAAAAAGGGCCGAGAGCTGTGTAACCCTCGACCCTTAGCGCTTGCCATCCGCCACAGATTCTTTTGCAGCGTTCCCTCGTCTCCAGTGGTTCGGATGGCTTAGGGATACTCGGCAAATGCCAAGTGACCCGTGATGAATGCTCCAAGACACTCGGCAAGTGACCCGTGATGAATGTCCTCTGTTTAACGCTTCAGTGCAGCCAATGAACAATCGACAACTGACACAAAACACAAAACACAAAACACAAAACACAAAACACAAAACACAATGACAAAGAAACAAGACGCGACGCTGACGCAAAGACGCGGTATTCGGGGTTGACGCAACGACGCGCAGCTCGGGGTTGACGCTGACGCTAGGTGGGTGGGTTAAGGGCGAGTGATCTGTTCAGGCTGATCAGGCCGTAACGACTTTGCAGATGGGTTCTTGGTTCACCTCCCTGCGCTTGAGATACGCTAAGTCCTTGGCATCGAGTAGACCTTTGCCATCGCAGCGGTAGCACTTCTCGTTGTGGAAGTGCCCACGGTGAGCGCTGTAGCGCCCGCTGCCCAGGCAGTGTGGACAGGTGCTACCGACCTTGTGATGCCCGCGCTCTTTAGGTAGACGGTCGAGCAGGTCAGCGACCGGGTTGCGCTTGGGCTTGGGTACCGTGACACCGGGCGTGGTGCGGTAGTGTGGCTTACCGTTACGCTCACCGATGTGTACCCAGCCGGTGGGCAGTTCGATGACTGGCTTATCGGGCAGTTGTTCTTTCATGGCGTTGATCTTGGCGCGTGATGCGGCCAAACGTTCTGTCATGTTCATGGTGGTTCTCCTGAGTAGAGTGTGGAGGGGCCGAAGCCCCTCCGGTGGTGGGTGTTATGACGCGAAACCTTGCGCTTCGAGCATTTGCGTTAGGATGCTGCTGATCCCTTCCAGCGTCTTGGCCTGCTGCTCCTCACGGCGGGCGTCACGCTCTTGGCGATAAGCCAGCAGCGCTTCATCTTCGGTGAGGTAGAAGCCGTTCTGGTTCCAGTAGATGGGCGGCTGTTCCGGCATGATCGTGTCGGACTCAGCGTCGTGCATCTCCTGCCATACCGGCGTGAGCGCCTTGTCGACCGCGCGGGCTTTGTCGTACATGCGCTGCATGAGTGCCAAGCGTGCCTCGGCGTGTGTCTTGATGTTCTCGAAAGTGAGAATGTCGTACTCGCCTTGGCTCAGCCGCTTGACGCTGCGGCCATCGTGGTACTCGACCTCGGGTGCGAAGTCTTGCTCGTCGATCACCTCCCAGACGAGGTAGTGTTGGCGTGGTGTGCCGTCTTCGTTCATGTGCGTGGGTGTCTCGCCGATGATGCGCGTCATGCGGGCGGGCTTATTAAAGCGTTCCTCGACCGCCATTGCCTCGCCGATTCGTGCGATACGCTCGTCATACCCGGCGATACGATCCTTGAGGGCTTGCATGTCACGCCAGATGCGACGCGTGACGTGGTTCACTGCCCAGCGTGCCTTGAGCGGGTTGGCGAGGATGCCACCCTCAGCGACGGCTGCGCGATAGGCGATCTTTTTCTCCTCCTTCGCTTTGAGCGTGTTGTCGTCGATGTACTCAAGCCGCGCGGCCCAGCTATCGGCGAGGCGGTTGAGCACCCACTCCTGCCACTCTGGGTCGTCGATGGGCAGATCAACTTTGTCGAAGGTGTGAACCGCCTCGACCAGTGAGGCTTCACTGAACAGGATGTCATGGGCGGCGTAGTTCCATATATCGGCCACCGCGTGGATAGCCGTGGTCACGCGCCCTTCGTCTTCGGCAGGGCGACCCGAGTCACTGGAAGTGACTGCGTTGCCTTTCATCTCGCTTGCCCAGCGATCATCCTCCTCAATGGCCAGCAAGGCGCCGACGTTGGCCTCGAAGGTCGCGTCGTCGATCAGCCCCTCCAGCAGCCGTTGACGCATATCCTCGATAGCTTCGTCGATCTCCTCAGCCATGTTGCGCGTTGTACCCGCGTCCTGTTGCTCGGTCTTGATGCTGACCGAGGCAGCAGGCACCTCCGGCACGGCGCGGTTGAGCTTGGCCCCAAAGGCGTGTGTGATGCTGTCGACCAGGGCGCGGAACGCTTCGGCTTGATGCACTGCCTTGGCGTAAGGCAGCTTGCCGATCTTGTTAGCGGCCCAGATCGCGCGTGTCACCTCACTGGCTGCGTATGGCCCAGCGCCGATGATGCTGTAGATGGCGGGGTAGGTCGTGCCGTCCTTGCGTGTCGCTTCCTGCTCGCCTACCCAGGTGAGCCACTCGTCCACTGTCATCTGTTGCGTGGCCAGTGGCACGAACCAACGCACGCTTGAGCCGCGAGCGATAGATGGCTCAGTGATGGTTGTCATCAGTGCAGTATTAGTGTTGAATTGAGTACGCATGGTTAAGTCTTCCTAGTAGTTGAGTAATCGTGCATCGGTGACTGGCTGCAGCAACAGCCAGTCACCACCTAGCACCCCCCGGTGGGGGTCGAAACAAGGTTCCTTGAAGTCGAAACCGAAATCGGCAGGAACCAGAAACCGAATCGGGGTCGGTGCCCCCGCTGCGCAGGGACTCCACACCACGTCACACGACTCTCGACAAAAATCCCGGTACCTTTTTCTCTCGACCCAAACCTCTTGTCGCTCACCCATCGCCCTTGAATGAGCGACAACGCAAAATCCCATCCCAAAAATTTTCTGCATATTTTTGGCCATAGACTTGCGCCATTTGCCGGTTGACAGCCCGCCAGTTACAATATACGCATAGCTAATAGCCGATAGGCTGTTATTAAACGTCCTATCGCTTATAACCGAGCCTTGTCTATGCCGTTCGACCCGAAAGAAATGACCCAGGCCAATCTTCAGAACATGGAGATCGACGCCGACCTTGGCGCGGTTGATCTGCCCAGGATCACGGCGCAGCAGCGCTATTTCATTGCCGCGCGCGTGGGCGGGATGAACGTGGCCCAAGCGGCGAAGGAAGTGGGGTGCCACCGCGATGTTGGCTATCGCTGGGAAAAGAAGCCCGAGATACAGGCCCACATGCGGCACTACGAGGAGGAGTTCACCAAGCAGGTGTTGCCCCGTATCCAGTTCACCACGGAAACGGCGCACCAGATGTACATGAATGCTTACCACTCGGCGGGCACCAGTGCCGAAATGACCCGCGCCACGGACTCACTCGTCAAACTTCACGGGCTGCTCGACAAGCCGGAAAGCGAGCGGGCGTTGCCAACTCATGCCAAGCAACTTGAGGGGCTAAGCACGCAGGAGTTGCTGCGCTTCGCGTCCATCGGCATGGATACCTTGCGCCCCGGTGAGGTGTACGACGCGGAGTACACCGAGGACGAGGACGAATGAGTTACAAGGAGCCTCGCCAAAAGCGGAAGGTGGCCAGCGGCAAGGATCGCAAGGTTCACACCAGCCCGTGTGCGAAATGTGGGCAGCCAACCCCCCGCACGCTGTTGAAGGAGAAGGTCTGCGTGACCTGCCGCGCGGACGAAGCGACCCGTCGAGCCGAGGCAGTGGGCGAGGAAGCCAGTGCCGAGCGGCAAGCGCAGCAGCGCATGGAGCGCCAGAAACGTGAACGTCAGGAAATGTACCGCCAGAAGCAGGAGGCGGAACAAGAGCGGGCGCGGCGGGAAGCGGAGCGCAAGGCCAAGGAGCAGGAGGTCTTCAACCAGCAGGAGGAGGCCAGGAAGGAGTTGGCCCGCCGCCAACTGGCCAAGGATCATTTGCTGCCGTTGGTGCTGCGTGTGAATCCCGACTATATGCCGGGATGGGTGCATAAGGACATCTGCGAGCATCTGGAGTGGTTCAGCAACGCGGTGGCGGCAGGCCAATCGCCCCGGCTGATGCTGTTCGTTCCACCAAGGCATGGGAAATCCGAGATTGCGTCGCGTATCTTTCCCGCGTGGCACTTGGGGCGTAACCCGTCCCACGAAATCATTGCCTGCTCGTATGCCGGTTCTTTGGCGAATGACTTTAGCCGCAAGGTGCGCGGCCTTCTGCGTGAACAGAGCTACCAATCGGTGTTTCCTGACGTGGGGCTAGCCAAGGATAGCCAGTCGGTTGAGGTGTGGAACACGAACCACGATGGTGGTTACGTAGCGGCTGGCATCGGGGGGCCAGTGACCGGAAGGGGCTGCCATTGCTTAATTATTGATGATCCCATCAAGAACCGGGAAGAAGCGGAGAGCGACGGCACCCGCCAGTCGATTTGGGACTGGTACACCTCAACGGCCTACACCCGCTTGGCCCCCGGTGGCGGCGTGATTATGATTCAGACCCGCTGGCATGATGACGACCTCGGCGGGCGGTTGCTCCAGCAGATGGAAGATGGCGAGGGTGACGAGTGGAAGGTGGTGAAGTACCCGGCCATCGCCGAGCATGACGAGTTGTTCCGCAACCAGGGTGAGGCGCTTCACCCCGAGCGTTACCCGGTGGAAGCCTTGGAGCGGATCAAACGCACCATTGGCCCGCGCGACTGGTCGGCGCTTTATCAGCAGAACCCGGTGGCCGACGACGGGGATTATTTCAAAAAGGAGGATTTTCAGTGGTACCGCCAGCAGGACTTGCCGCCGCTGGAGGAGCTGAACTTCTACACCGCCTGGGACTTGGCCATCGGGCAGAAGGAACAGAACGATTTTACCGTGGGTATCACCGTGGGCGTGGATCGCAAGGACAACATCTACGTGGTCGATATTCAGCGGGGCCGGTGGCGGACGCTTGAGATCGTCGAGAAGATGATCGAGGTGCAGAAGGTGTGGCAGTCGAAGATCGTGGGCATCGAGCGGGGCCACATTTTGATGACCATGGGGCCGATCTTGGAGAAGCGGATCCGCGAAACCAAGACCATGATGCCGATCGAGGAGCTAAAGCCGGGGCGACAGGACAAGATTGCCCGCGCGCGGCCAATACAGGCCCGGATGCAGCAGGGACGGGTCTTTTTCCGTCGCCACTGTGACGCCACGCTTGCGCTCCAAGCCGAAATGATGCGCTTTCCCAACGGTACCCACGATGACATGGTCGACAGCGCAGCGTGGCTGGGGCAGCTTCTATTGCTCTTTACCACGACACGGGAGAAAAAGCAGCCGCCAAAACGCTCTTGGCGTGATAAACTGTCTAAAACTATACGCACGGCGAATACTCGTAGTGCGATGACTTCGTAGCGAGGTGTTTTTATGCAGCGGTATATCGGTACAAAGCTGATCAATGCCAAGCCAATGAATCGGCAAGCCTACAACGATTTTCGTGGCTGGGTTTTGCCAGACGATGAAGACGGTGCCGACGAAGGTTATTTGGTCGAGTACATCGACGGCGGACAGCCCAACACCCATGAATATGCTGGCTATGTTAGTTGGTCGCCCAAAGAGGTGTTTGATAAGGCATACCGACCTGTCGTCGGGATGACATTTGGTCAAGCCATTGAGGCGCTGAAGGCTGGTCACCGTGTTGCTCGCAAGGGATGGAATGGCAAAGGTATGTGGTTGGTGCTGGTTCCTGGAACGCTTGACGCCCAACTGAGTGAAGGAACGCCATACCGCGAGGCGCTTGGTCAGCCGTCTTGTGAAATATTGCCACACATTGATATGTGGACAACCAACAGCGAAGGCCGACGCGCCATGCTGCCCGGTTGGCTTGCGTCCCAAACCGACATGCTTTCCGAAGACTGGGATATTGTCGACTTGTATTTGGAGGACTAATCCCGTATGGCGAAGACGACCCCACAAACCGGCGACGACACCCTGATTGCCCAGCGGCAGTGGGGTCATTACGTCCGCGCCCGTGACAACGGTCACGCGGATTACGTGAAGATGGCCATCAAGTGCGATGAGTTTTATCGCGGGGATCAGTGGTCAGAGCACGACCGTAAGAAGTTGGAGGACGAAGGCCGACCGGCGATGACCTTCAACTTGGTGCTGTCGACGATTAACACGGCACTGGGGGAGCAGTCGCAACGTGAGATGCAGGTGGGGTTCTTGCCCAAGCGTGAGGCCACCCGTGACGGCGCGTTGGTGCTGAGTAAGGTCGCGCAGTCCGTGATGCAGGCCAACGACTACCACTTCACGGAAAACTTCGTCTTCGCCGACGGCATGATCCAAGACCGTGGCTTTTTTGACGTGCGGATCAGTTTCGAGGAAAACTTGATGGGCGATGTGTCGATCAAGCACCTCGACCCGTTGACGGTGATCCCTGATCCCGAAGCGAAGGAGTACGACCCCTCGACATGGAACGAGGTGATGGTCACCACTTGGATGTCGCTCGACGAGATCAAGACCAAGTACGGCCAGAGGAAGGCTGATTCGGTCGCGTCCCTGGTGAACAGCGGTGAGTATTACGCCTACGACTCCATTCGTTTTGGCACCAACCGCTTCGGCGGTGAGTCGTTTTTGGAGCCGGAGTCGCACACTTACGAGGGTGTCGATGACCGAACTATTCGCAGCGTGCGGGTTATTGAGCGTCAGCATTATCAGTGGGTGGATGAGTATGTGCTTGTTGACCCGGATAGTGGTGACATGCGTGAAGCGCCGTCGAGCATGGGCGAGGAGGAAGCCACGGCACTGGCCGAGAAATACGGCATCCAGGTAATCAAGCGCCCTGGCCGCAAGGTACGTTGGACGGTCACCGCCGACCATGTGGTGCTTTACGATGACTGGTCGCTGTACCGCAGCTTTACGATCATCCCGTACTTCCCGTATTTCCGCCGCGGCAAGCCGTTTGGCATGGCCCGTAACCTGCTCAATCCGCAGGAGTTCTACAACAAGGCCAGGAGCCAAGAGCTGCACATCGTCAACACCACGGCGAACTCGGGCTGGATCACGGAAGACGGCTCGCTGGTCAACATGACCGAGGACGAGCTGTCCGAGAAGGGCGCCGAAACTGGCCTGCACTTGGTATTTGCCCGTGGTTCCACGCCGCCGCAGAAGATCAGCCCCAACCATGTGCCGACCGGCCTGGATCGTATCTCCGACAAGACGGGTATGGCGATCCAGCAGATCAGCGGCATGAACGACGGCATGATGGGTCAAGCCAGTGCCGAGGTGTCGGGCGTGGCGATGGACCGCAAGACTCAGCGCGGTCAGATTCAGATGGGCCAGCCGTTCAAGCACCTTGCGTACTCGCGCAAATTGGTCGGCAAGAAGCTGTTGGAGCTGATTCAGGACTTCTACACCGAGGAACGCACGGTGCATATCCTGCACCCCGACGACCCTGAGCAGCGCGACGAAGAGCTGGTGATTAACCAGATCGACGAAGTAGGCAACGTGCTGAATAACGTGACCGCTGGCCGGTACGACGTGGCGATTACGACCTTGCCGACGCGCGATAACGTCGACGAGGAAGAATTTGCCCAGATGATGCAGATGCGCCACGAAGGCGGTGTCGCTATTCCCGACGACGCGATCATTCGCCGCTCGAACCTTACCGACCGCGACGAACTGGCCGACCGTATCCAGAAGATGCTGGGTCAGGCCGAGCCGACCGACGAAGAAATTCAGATGCAGCAGAAGTTGCAGCAGCTTGAGATTGGCAAGCTCGAAGGCGAGTTGGCCAAGCTCCAGGCACAAGCGCAACAGTCTCAGGCATCTGCCGCGAAGGACATGGCCGCTGTTGAGAAAGAGGGCGGCGGTATGCAGTCACCCGAAATGCAGTTCGAGCAGCAGAAACTTGAGGCCGAGATTGCCCTCAAGCGCGAGGAGCTGGCTACGCGTCTGCGCCTCTCCGGCATGACGCTATCCGCCAAGAGCCAAGGCGAGCAGCTACGCACGGCGGCTGATCTGGCCCGTACCCGTTTCCAAGGTGAAACCCAACTGGCCGCTGCACAGGCCAACCGTTCCAACCCTGCCGAGAAAGGAGCCTAACCATGGCGAAACAGAGCGCTGAGAAAGAGCCGACACCGTTTAACTACGAGGGGCTGTATAACGACGACAACCCACTGGAGAGCCTGGGTGACTTGGACTTGGGCGACGAGGTAGAGCCGAGTGAACCGACCGAACCCGATGAGCCGACTGATGAGGGCCAACCGTCTGAGGGCGAACCGGCTGAAGACGACGCGGCTGAAGGCGAAGCCGAAGAAGAAACGACCGAGGCCGAGGCTGATGATACGACTGCCGAGGACGATGCGGACGCTGATCCACAGGCTGCGGATAAGGATGCTGAGGGCGAAGGTGATCCGGCTGACGCGGAGGCTGATGGCGAGCCCGCCGAGAAGCCCAAGCCGCGCGAAAAGGAACCCTTCATTCCTAAGTCGCGTTTCGACCAGCGTACTGCGCAGCTACGAGCGGCGGAACGGGAGCTAGAGGAAGCCCGTACCAAGCTCCGCGATGTCGAGAGCGCCAAGCAGAAGGCCGAGCGGGAAGCCAACTCGCTGTCGGACGAGCAGATTCAAGAGAAGATGAACGCGGCCAACGCGGCACTGCTTGAAGGCAAGACTGAGGAAGCGACCAAGCTCCAGTCGGAGGTGTTTACTGCCCTGCGCCAAAGCGGTCAGCCGGTGGAGTCGGAGAACACCCAACAGGTTGATCCGAACAAGATCGCTGCTGACGTGCGCGACCAGATGACCTTCGAGCAGACGCTTGAGAAAATCTACTCGGAGTACCCGGCGCTGAACGAGAACTCCGACCAGTTTGACGAGTCGGTCAGCCAGGAAGCGGTGGATTTGCAGGCGTTCTACTTCCAGCAGGGTCATACGCGCGCGGAAGCGACCGAACGGGCCGTGGCGGCAGTGAGCAAGATTCACGGGTTGCAGTCGGCTCAGCAAGAGGCACCGGCGCCGCAGCAGAGTAAGAAGGCCAGCATGGCCAAGCAGGCGCAGCAGCAGGCCAAGCGGGAGAAGGTCAGCAAGGCCAAGAAGGCGCCGCCCGAGACAAGCGGTACCACGGGCCGTACCAGCGAGAGCGCGGATTCCGTCGACGTGGATTCCTTGACGGTGGAAGATTGGGCCTCGCTGCCTGACTCGGTTCGCTCGCGCCTGATGGGCGATGCGTTATAAGGAGTGCTTGCTTTTTACTATCAGCTAAGCGTATAGTATGAGAGTCGACATCGGGTGGTGGGCACTGCGATGTTAGCTCCCCAAAGAATGGGGAGCGTCGACTGACTCTTGTCATGAGTCTGTTTCCTTTGTTTGATTCGATTGTTGTCGTGAAGCCAACCCCGGTTCTTAGGAGCCGGGGTTTTTGTTGTGGGTCGTTTTACACCCTGGCAAGTTTTTCGTACGCGTTTTTATAGCGCACAAAGGATTTTCTTCTAGCGTGCTTTTGGTGATTGCCAGGAGAAGGATTAGCTTTAGCAACTGGTCGACCATCGACGTTGTTAGGTATGAGCACGACCGTTCCCACCTCAGTTTGTATCTCTAAAATCTTGTGCCAATCTTGCTAAATATGCGATTGTTTTGTCATCCCCGGCCAAAGCGTGGGCACTCGGGTAGAGAAAGGCCACTAGGCAATATCTGTCTATTTCCAGCTCGCCTTGGACATACACCAACGCCGCATCTTTATCGGGCTGGCCTGTTGGGCACTTCCGGTCAGCTTGAGGACGCTTCTCGGGAAACTTGCTGGGCGGAATCGCAATGTGGATATGCATGAGTTCCGCACGAAAGGCGCTATGGGGGTGAGTGTACGGACAGTCGTTGCCGAATATATCGGGGACAATTTCTCTTTTTGACTCGATATAATCCCTAAAGGCTTCCACTAGCTGTTGTGTGAAGCCGGGAAATTGGCTATCCAATTCATCAAAGAAGTGCCGCGTCTCCTCTAAAAAGACGACCTCAACCATGCTGCCCCTCTGCCTGCTTACGAATGCCTTGCGACATTATTTTGGTAGCAGTGCTGAGCGCTTCTGCGGATACGTCGAGCGTGTAGGTTTTGGGCACGAACTGCCTCTGTTTGGAGACATGCGCTGCCAATGCAACACGGCTGCGCGCTCTGGCAACAGTGCGTCGATAGCCATACTGCTCAAGGATGGAGGTAACCTCATCGGATACGCTGGGGTCACCCAACACAGTTTTCACATCAGCTTCGATTTTTTTCAACTGATCTACAAAGTTTTCAATCGTCTTGTAGTCGAGGGGCTCTTTCGTTCCGTTTTCAACGTCGACGATATATCGGCTGGCATCGTCTATTACGTTGTCAAAAGAAACCTGCGATTTGCGCACGAGCCTTCGAAAATCTTCATAACTAGGGGTATTAGTCTCCCGCGCATCCAAGCCACCCTGAATCATTCGCCCAGTGGTACTGGCGAGTTCAAAGGCAAAATCGACAAGGTGTTCAACAAAGCTATGCTTCGTCGCCGGGATCATACGTGTGGTGGTCATTATTCTAAGCCTCCCACCCTTGGTTGGTGGACACTGGCGCATTATAGCACGGTACAACGAATACTGTTTTGCGGTGAGCTAACCCACAGCTTGCTCTTTTTAATAAGCTATGCGAATATATAACCACGCATAGTCCACGATACGGGCCAGGGTCGCTCCCTCTAAAAGCGCACTTGCTACGGCAGTCCCCGATACGGACAGAGAGGTTCACAACATGACCGATTTTTTACGCCTAGCGAGTGGCTGATTCCTCGCAGGCAAATAACCAGCGAGGCCAATCATGGCGAAGACGAATTTTGCGGCCCTGACCGACGAGCAAAAAACCGCTTGGGGCATGGATTTCTGGGCACACGCCCGTAACCGCTCCTTTATCAACAAGTTCCTGGGCAAGTCCGCCAACTCGATGATCCATCACATCACCGAGCTGCGTAAGGACAAGAAAGGCGCCCGTGCGGTACTGACGCTCGTTGCCGATTTACAAGGCGACGGTGTGGTTGGTGATAGCCGTCTGGAAGACAACGAGGAATCCATGAAGTCGTTCGATACCGTGATCGGTATTGACCAGCTTCGTAACGCGAACCGCCTCGAAGGCCGCATGGCCGATCAAAAGTCGATCGTCAACTTCCGCCGCCAGTCGCGCGACAAGTTGGCCTATTGGCTCGGCGATCGTATCGACCAGATTGCGTTTTTGACCGCTTCCAGCTTGCCATACACTTGGCATACCAACGGGGCTACGCGCACCGGCTCGAATCTGCCTAATCTGGAATTTGCTGAGGCCACCCCGGCACCGACCACTAACCGCCAGTTTTATCTGGGCGCCGATGGTGACTTGGTACAGGGCACGGGCTTTGACGCACCGGATGGCTCGCTGACGCCGCTGACGTACAAGTCGCTGGTACGCATGAAGGCCAACGCCAAAGACGCGTATCTCAAGCCTCTGCGCTCCAACGGCGGCGAAGATTTGTACATGGTGTTTGTCACGCCGCAGGGCATGGCCGATCTGCGCCTCGATCCCGACTTCATCCAGAACATTCGTCATGCGGGCGTTCGCGGTAAATCGAACGACCTGTTCTCGGGTGCGTCCAGCGTCATGGTCGACGGCATGATTATCCACGAGTACCGCCACGTCTTCTCTAACGAGCAAGCGGCGGACGGTGATCGCTTTGGTGCCACCACGGGTACCGACACCGGCCAGCGTGCCTTGTTCTGCGGTGCGCAGGCGCTCGGTATGGCCGACATCGGCGCGGCTGAGTGGGTCGAGGACGTGTTCGACTACGAGAACGAGCTGGGTATTTCGGTCGCCAAAATCTTTGGCTTCCTGAACCCGCAGTTCAAGGGCAACTTGTCCAGCTACGACACCAAGGAGAACTTTGGCGTCATGGTGTTGGACACCGCGCTTTCCGTCTATAGCTAATACCCCGGCAGGGTAGGCGTTTGGGCGGTGTAACCCACCGCCCCTTTTTGGAGATTACCGATGACGAATTACGTTTCTGACAAAGACCTTCAGGTCGTTAAAAACGGTGTCACGGCGCGCTTTAAAGCCGGGGTAGCTCGCCCTCTGCGTGAATCGCTGGTGGAAGCCGCGATTGGCATGGGCGTTCGACCGGCGGACGGCAAGGCACCGGCGCTACCGGAGAAGGACATCAAGCCGTCGCTTGACCAGATTGCCGAAGCGATCAAGACCATCAAGGCGCGAGGCCGTAAAGAAGACGTGACGGCCAGCGGCGATATCCGCATGAAGACGCTCGAAGCCGAAGTCGGCTATGACGTTTCTGTCGAAGACCGCGATGCGGCGGCGGCACTGATCGAGGGCTAAGCGATGCCGGTACAAGTGCGGGACGTGCTCTCGCGGGCGCAAAAGCTCATTCAAGACGAAACGGGTATCCGTTGGCCATTGCCCGAGTTGGCGTGCTGGTTCAACGATGGTACTCGTGAAGTGGCGATCCACAAGCCTTCCGCGTCGGCGAAAAGCGTCGTTCTGCCGTTGGTACGGGGCACGCGACAAACCATTCCGGCAGGGGCACTAATGCTCTTGCGGGTGATCCGTAACCTCAAGTCAGGCAGCACCGAGAGCAACCGTCTAGGCGGTCGCGCGGTGCGGATTGTGAATCGGGACGTGTTGGACACCCAACACCCCGACTGGCATGACGAGGGCAGTACGGTATTTGGCCCCCAGGTCAAACACTTCGTGTTCGACGAATCCGACCCCACGGCGTTTTACGTGTACCCCGGTAACGATGGTCAAGGCCATGTTGAAGCGCTGGTGTCGCATTCACCCGAGCCGGTGGAGACGACGGGGGTTGATCTGGCGGACTACGCGGTCGATATGCCGCTGCCCGATGTGTACGCCAACGCGGTGCTGGATTATGTGCTTTACCGCGCGTATTCCAAGGACGCGTCGTTCGCGGAGAACTTTGAGCGGGCCAATGCTCACTACAACGCGTTTGCTATGTCACTTGGGCTCAAGATTTCGGGTGAATACACCGCATCGGCGAGTAACGCAGGGCATCATGTCACGCGGGATCGCGTCGGTTCCGCGCCGGTGGGTGGAGGCTCTTGATGCTTGATCTGGGCGAAGAACTGCTGGGCGATGTGTTGATCGCGGTACCGGGTTGCCCCGACATGACCGCCGAGAAAGCCATTGCCCGCGCGGCGCGGCAGTTTTGCAACGACAGCCACGCGTGGCGTGTGACCACGGAATCACAGCCGGTGATTAAAGGGCTGCGTGACGTGGAGCTTGGGATACCGTCGGGCACGACGATCCTTCGCCCGTACTGGGTGACGTTGAAGTATCGCCAGCTGTTGGGGGTGTCCGCGTCGAAGATTACGACCGAGGAAGGCACACCCACGGGCTACGTGATTTCGCCGTCTGGTACCTTGATGCTTGACTGCCTACCGGACGAAACGGTGGTGCAAGAAGCGTTGGTGGCCCATCTGGCGTTGGTACCCAAGCGCGGTGAGTTGGTCTTGGCCGACGAGCTTGAGCCGTTTCTCGACATGATCCAGTCACTTGCCACGGCGTACTTGCTCAGCACACCAAGTGTTGAGTGGGGCAACCGTCATGCGGCGAGCGATATGTTCTCGCTGTACCAGTCAGGGGTGCCCGAGGCACGCCGGTTTGGGCAGCAGCGCAACCAGTCCATTCACCGGACGGTGAAATATGGCGGCATCTGAGGTCGACTTTGTGCTGGTGGACTCGCGGGCGATGCTGCGCGACGTGTTCCCACTGCTCGACGAAGGTACCGAGGCGATTTTTGCCCGGTGCCCTGACGAGACGACCTGCGCCGGTGATCTTTATGCTGCGGCGTTGCGCGGCGAGTGTGAGCTTCGACTGCTCCGTATCGACGAGCGCGTGGTGGGGTTTCTGGCCACGACCACAACGACCAGCCTTAATGGGGATCGGTCACTGTTCGTGTGGATGCTTTACGTGGAGCCGGGGGTACCCAACACGATTGGTGAGGTGGTGACGGAGCTAGATTTTATGGCGACGGAACAAGGTTGTACGGCAGTTCAGTTCTGCACCACACGCCCCGGCTGGGAGCGCCGCTTGGCCCCGCTAGGCTTTCACGCACACAGTATCCAGCTACGCCGGGAGGTGGGCCAATGAGCAAGGGTGGGGATAAGCCTGACAAGCCGGAAATGTCGAAGGCCGAGAAGGCGCAACACGCGGTATCGGCAGCGGAGTGGGATCACTACAAAGAGACTTACGCCCCGCTCGAAGACGAATACCTCAAGGACTCGCAAAAAGAGTTCGGGGATCGCGGGCGTGCGCAGGCATCGTCCAAGGTCATGCGCGAAGGCACTGAGGCCACACGATTGGCGGCATTAGGTGGCGGCGTGTCGACGTCAGCGGATGCTATTGGCACTGCGCTGACGGGCTCCAAGGTCGGCGCGACGCACAAGGCGCAGCTTGAGCGGGATTCACGTATGAGTGGGGCGCTGGGCATTGGCCGAGAAATTGCGACGGACACCAACCGCTCATTGTCGGGGCTCGCTCGCAGTGGGTCGCAAGATGCCATATCCAAGATGCAAAACGACCTGAAGGTGGATTCGGCGCGCAGTGCGGCTCGCAGCCAAGCACTTGGTGCGATTGCCGGGGCTGGAGCGTCAATGTACGCGGGCGGCGGGTCTGGTGGGCGCACGCCGACGGCGGACAACAGTTTGTACACCAATGCGGGGTTGCAGCGCAGCAGTACGCAGATGCAGTCGCAATGGGCACCCGCGCCTAAATACCGGAGGTAGAGTATGGGCTGGGCAAGTTCAGCAACAGGCGGCGGCTACGGTGGCGGCAGTTCTGGTCGTGGTGGCGGCGGCGGTCGCGGCACGGGCTTTGACGGTCGTGATACACCGGGGCCGTCTAACACTCCTGGCGGGCGTCGTGGTTCCAATCTGGGTGCTGACGGTGGCATCGGTCGCGCGTCGCTGGGTCGCCAATCGGCGGGCGGCGGTCGCGTGAGCGCCAATGACAGACTTGGTCGGCTTATTGGCGGGGCCACTGCACCCCCGCCTAAACCGTCAGGCTACCAAGACGATGGTTCCTACCACCTGAACACCAATGTGTCTGACGACCAAGCCAACGACATGGCGGCGCGTATAAGCCGTGAGCAGTTTGAACGCTACATGGAGAGCTTTGCGCCGCAGGAAGAAGCCCTGGCGGATACATTGGATAACACCAACGCGCAAGATGCCGCATCGACGGCCACTGCTGACGCTCAACGTAGCCGCGCAGCCCTTGAACGGATGCGTCAGCGTTATGGCACGTCGCTCACGGGTGGCCAGCAACAGGCCGAAAGCCGCCAGAGCCAACGCTCCACGACACTGGGGGCGCTGTCTGCGCTTAATACCGGGCGGGAAATGGACGAGGATCGTAACTTCAACATAAAAGGGACGATGCTCAACATTGGCAATAACCTGTCGTCGAGCGCCATGGGTGGGCTGACTGAATCGGCACAAAACTCGTCAGCACGTCAGCGGTCGTACCAGCAAGCCAAGGCGCAGCACAGCGCACAAAAATCACAGCAGACGGCGCAGACCATTGGCACGATTGCCACGATTGCTGCGCTGGCCATGTAAACGGAGGGCATTATGTCATTAGGTACCGCATTAGGGTCTGCCCTCGATACGTTTACGGGCATCCAAGAGTACAAGCGCGACCGGCGCCTGGGTGAGCTGAAAGAGGAGCGCTACTCGTTGATGAACGAGGGGTCGCGTATTAGCAACAAGGGTGGTCGTTTCGACAATCGCGTCAAAGAGGTGAAGGCGCGCGTTGCTGAGTATCTGGAGCCTCACTCCAAGCGCGAGGGCGTCGCTGTTGCTGATAAAGCCGAGGAGGCGGTGCTTACTCAAGAAGCCTCTACCGCTGCCACTGGACAGTTGGCAAGACAGCGCCGTTTGGCGGGCGACATTAACCAGTCAAACCTTAATGTGTTGCAGGCGACCGAGGGCGACAGGATTGGCCAAACTCGGGCAGAAAGTCAAAGCGCTATCATGCAGGCTGACCGTGAACGCATCGCCGATGTGCAGGACGGAATCAGTAAGGCGTGGGTTGCGTCGGGCGAAAACCTAGAGTCCGCTATGTCCAACGACTTTTTCATCGGCGGTGTAGAAACGTTGGCGGAGAAGTCGTTTGGTGTAGAAGTTACGGACACCCGTTACGAGAATGGTGGTCTTGTGTTTACCACGTCTGATGGCAAGGAGCATGGGTTTAGCGAAGATGAAGCGATGGCATTTATCTCGGACACCGAAAACATCGCTGGTCACATGGAGAGCGTCGCCCAAAACAATCTTGTTGAGTCTGCTGTTGCCGACGACCTTGCTCGACGGCAAAACGGGTTGGTCGAGGAAGCGGAAACTTCACAAACAGCCATTGAAAGCCTGGATGCCACACGCGACGAAGCCCAAGCGTACCAAGCCGACTTGTCTGCTTTGCAGGAGGAACTTGCTTCTCTAAATGCTGAAACTGAGGGTAACTTCGGCCCACGCGGAAGTGGATTTACCAGCGAACAGCTCGCTCGCCGTGTTGAGCTAAACGAACAGATTGAAGCACTGGAAGAAGAAGGTCGGGCGAAGGGACTCGATCAATTTTCCTTAGAGGAGTATGGAACTCAACGCGGCTCGCTTGTTCGCCGGTTGGGCGAATTGGGGCCACAGGCTCCTGCGGCACCGCCGCCCCAAGAAGGCACCATTGCACAGGATTCCGTTGCGACGACACGAAATGCGCAACGCACTCTCGGCACAGCGTTGGAGCATATGCAGGCGGGCGAGCTTACAGGTTCGCAGATTGCCTCCAACTTACGTGAAACGGGTAATCCGGCGGTTAGCTTGTCGGATCACCGCGCAACAGAAACCGCTGGGCTTGAGCTAGAGAACAAACGCGGCCAAGTGTATAGCGAAGTGCGCGACAATGCGGTCACTGCTGTCGAGAAGCACATCGACGCCCAAGGCGATGATTACAAACCAAACACCAACGCTGGGCAGGTTGGCGTTCAGGTTGACGGCTTCCTGGCGGACAACCCGGAGTTTCTCAGCCGTCTTAACACGGCGCGTGGCAGGCAAGTCATGGAGGCGCTGGTGGGCGATGCAGCGATCCTTTCATCGGAGTCAGGTGTCCCGGTTAGCGTTTATCTCAATGGCGCTATGCGCTACAGCAGCCCTAATGCTAAGACGGCGATGGTATCTGCCTACGAAGATGACTTTTGGAATAGTGGGTCAGCACCGGATGGTACCCAAGGACGCGAGCTACGTCTGAGGGCGGCGGAACGTGCTGCGGAGCTTGTAGAGACGCGTCGCATCAATCCCACAACCGCACGCACACAGGCAATTTCCGAGATCCAAGAAGGCAGGATACAAGCAGACGGATCACAGCGAGCAGGTTCGTCGCAGCGTCCATCGCTGAGGGCGTTTGGCTACTAACTGAATATACGCAATGCTGATACAATGAGTGGCAACCGCCACTCATTTTTTTTGGAGCCTGTATGGATAAACGTAATTTGGAGCAGGTAATCGTCTCGGATGGCGATACTGTATTTCGCAAAGACGGTTCCTCCGTTCGCACTATCCGTGACTCAGGCTCCGACACTCCAGAAACGGCATTTACGTTCGAGCCGGGTGGCTACCAAGCCACGCTTTACGCCAAAGGTCGTTTGTCTCCAGGCGCTTCTTTTGGTGGAGTAGAAGGCACAACCTATGGGCGTGAAGTTCGTGGCATCTATACCGAGGACGGTACCCGGCTTTCCGACGAACTAATTAGCCGCGGGCTTGCTAGTTCTACGAATTTTGGCGGCGACACCACTCCCCAGGATATGTCCCGGCTGACTAATTTGGCCAATGAGTTTGAACGGCTAGGCGGCGAGGGCGAAATCGACGAGCTTCAGGCCAGCGCCCGCCGTTCTCGTTTAGCACGTCTCGATTCGCTCATTGGCGGTCAGTACAAAGGGCGCTTATCTCAAGGGGGCGTTGAAACCCCCTACGGCACCGAAGGCCCACTATCCGACGCATGGGATCGGGGTAAAGCGGAGCTTCGCCTTACAGGCAATGCGTTTCTACAAGCAGTGGGTTCTTTTACCGGGCATGACCCATTAGAGCGCCATGGCGAACAAGGTGTTCGTGAAGCACTTGCTGATGCGGTATCCAACCCGGCTCGCGTTTCTGGTATCGACGAGGTAGACGGGTTCGCCGATGCGGGACTGTATGCAATAGAAACACTTGGCGCTGAAATGCCCAGCCTTCTTGTTGATGCCGGTGCTGCGTTGGCGGGTGCTGCCACGGGTGGCGGCTCGCTTATGCTGGCAGGTATTGGTAAAGCGGCGCTACGCAAGCTAGGTGGCCCCCTGGCAGCAGGGTCGGCTCGCGGCATTTCGCGTGACGCGGCTTCTCGGGGCGCAAAACTTGGTGCATTCGGCTCGATGCAAGTTCAAAGCACAGGCGAGTCTTATAACGAACAGCTTGGTATCGGCGTAGATGATCCGGGCCGTGCATTTGTACTAGGCGGTGTCAAAACGGCGTTTGACTACGCCTCGCTCAAAGGCATTTTGGGCGATGTCACCAAGCGTTTTGAAGGCGGCGAGAGCGTCGACTCCATCGCCAAATGGTTTGGCTCCACGTTAGGTGCGGTAGCCACCGGCGGTGGGCGAGAGGGCGTCACGGAAATGACGCAGACCCTCATTGATGAACTCAATAAAGTCGACCTGACTGGCGGTGAGTACAAAGTAGATACCGACCAGCTAATCGAGAGTTTGGCAGCGGGCTCGACAGTCGGCGGCACGCTCAGCGGCACAGGCGCAGCGGCAGGCAACACATTTCAATATTTCCGTGGCACGGATACAGAAGCGGGTGCAGGTGTTGAGAACCCTGAGACGGACGCCGAGCCGCCGAGCAACCTTGACGCCACCATCGAGTCCCGCCCCGATACCATAACGTACATCTCGCCAAGCAACGTCAAAGATGGCGTGACATTGCGGTATCTGCAAGAAAAGTACCCCAACCTGCACGGCAAGCGTACCAAGAACGGCGGGTATAAAGTATCGACTTCCTCGGAGGCAGTGGCTAAGGCGTCCACGGCGGTCGACGAAGCGACAATGGCCAGCGAGCTTGGTTACGACCAGAACAAGACCGAGGCATTGAATGAATCTGAGCAAGGCGCGGAGCTATTCGCCGACCAAGAGCTGGATGAGCAAGGCCGCGTAATTCGTGACCAAGTGTCGACGCGACCGGAACCCGCGCCGATCAAAATGGGCGGGCAAGCTCGTAGCGGTCAGCGTACAACACAACGTCGGGTGCCGGTTGAACAAGCTCGCGCCGAACGTGCTGAGCAGTATCGCCGCGAGGTGGAGGAACTTCGGGCGGGGCAGGTCAACCGTGGCACCAACGATGCGGCCCAGGTCGAGGATTACGAGACACCGGCCCAGCGCCGCGAAGCCGCACGTTTTCAATTCCGCGAAGAACGTCCACCGTCTGATGTGACACCGTTGATCCAAGAAGCCCGCGACCTTGGTATCGACACTGAGCCGTTTGTCGGTAGCCGCGAGGCAGTGAACGAGAACGTGCTTCGCCGCGACCTACAAAGTCGGATCAACGACGTGGTACCGGGGCGCAACGCGACCTTGCGTGACGCGTTGGGCGGCGAGCGGTTATCTGACCTTGACGCCTCGCGCCTTCGCCAAGTGGCTGAGGCGATGGGCATTAAGGACTTGCCCGAGAAGGCGCGTGCGTTTCGGGGTACTCCGCAGGAGCAACGCGGCCAGCGTAACCGCGCCATTAGCGCCGTGGCCGATAAAGTGTTGGCGTGGCGTGACGGCACACGCTATGACCGGGGCCGCGATGGCACGAAAGAGGGTCGGTTTGTCGACCAGCTTGCGCCCAGCGACGTGAGCTTGATGGCCGGGTTGGTACCGGGCCTTGAGGGGCTTAACCGCAACCATTACGACAACGCCGCCGAATACCAAACCGCTGTCCGCGATGCGCTAAACGAGGCGTTCCCCTCTCAAGCGGCGCTCCGTCAGTATTTATCGGGGCTTAATGACGCCGAGCTGCTTGAAGCGTCACAACTGACGCGGGCCGATAGCCGTGGGTTTGAGTTTGATGCGGAGACGGAAGAACGGGCAGACGTTAGCCAGCTTCAGCAAGTGGTGCAGGCCGAGCGTCAGGGCGAAACATCGTCGGCGGACGACCAGTGGGACAGCGAAGTCACCAACGCCGAGCCGTTTGATTTTGATCCCACGCCGTTTTTGGAGTCCGAAGGTGAGCGCGCCCAAGAAGACATCCAAGAAACTGCTGCGGCGAACGAGGCGCCTGATCCTAAACAACGCGAGGCACTGACCAGTGCGGCTACCGCCGCCGTGTATTCCGAGCTAACGGGTCAGACAGAGGGGGCTGGCTACAACGCTGCCGTTGATGCAACCGCTCCGTCGTTGTCGGGCGACGAACGCGCGCGTATTTCGTCGGGGCAGTTCGATGGTCGCCGGTTGCTCGCCCACTTGGTACCGTCAGGCGATCCTGGGGCGATTGACCAGCTTACACAGTCGGCTCTCGATAGCCCGTCTAACTTTGCGTCGATCTTGGCCAATACGTTTGAGCGTCGGCGCACGCCGCTTGATGCGTTTATCCGCGACTCCACGGCAGACGGTATAGCTCGGCAGGAAACGGCAGCGGCGTCAGGTTTCCCCAATACTCGGCTACAAGATAGGAGCGAACAGGAGTCGTCCGACTTTCTGTTTTTCGGCACGATGCTGGAAGGCGCTCGGTTCGCTCGTGACGAAAACGGGGATGTGTTTCCTGCTACGTCGATGGCCCTTAGCGATGACCCTACTACACGCCGTCGTCAGCTAAGCTCGCCCAAGTACCAGCAGCAGATCGAGTCGTCCGAGCGGGCAAGCCGCTTGGAGGGTAAAAACCTTGTCAGTTTGACCATCACCACGCGTAACGGGGCTAGGGCACCGTATTTGTTTGACGCGGTGGCGATGTCGGAGTACGGCCAAGCCGGTGAGCGTAAACCTGATAGTGCGCTGGATGCTTACAGCAATTTGCGCGATAACTTGAGCCGTATGCTACGCGGCCCAGCGGCAGCAGCTAGCCAGCCCGGCGGTGAGAACCCGACGTTCATACAAGGCATGGGGGAGTTACCGTTCATTCCTGAACACAAAGTTATCTGGGAAGGCACCTCCGGCCCCGTGACCTATGGCGAAGCCCGCAAGATGTACTTCCAAGAACGCAGCGACAATCAGCTTCGGGCTGACTTGGCGAGGGAACTGGATAGCATTAACGAACGCCAGTCGGATCGTCGCCGTGGTTTGCGTGCGCTGGTTGGCCGAATGCTGAACGGCCTCGGTCAACTGGAAGGCGAAGCGCGGCTTGCGACCATCCGTGATCTGAATGATGCTCTTTACCAGACCGATGATGACGCGTTGGTAGCTGATGTGGTCGGTGCGGTCGAGTCGCTTGACCCGGCTGAACAAGGCGTGTTCAAAGAACGCGCCCAAACGCAATTAGCGGCCCGCGAGAAAGGGTTGGCACAGGCCAAGCGCGACTACGACAAAGCGACTGCTCACGCCGAGCAGGCGATGGCCGAGGTAAGTGTTGCTGAGCGTTTGGGCGACGAAACAACGATGGCCGATGCTCGCATGGCGTTGGACAAGGCGCGCGAACAGGAGAACGAGGCGGAAGGTTTGCTTTTACGTCGCACACAGGCGCTTCAGCATGTGCGTGCCATGGCCGAAGGGTTTCGTGACGCGGATGACGCGCCTGATCTTCGCGGTATTGATACCAACAAGAGTGTGGCGGGCCGTTATTCACTGACTCAGCAGCAAGTGTCGAAGCTTCCCGGTGCCCAAGGCGTGCGTAACTTCAACACGCTGCTGTCCGAGTACCGCCGTGAACGTGACCGGGCCACGTCGGTGTCGCGTGAACTCAACAAAATCGGTCGGTTGAAGTCTTATACCGAACGTTCGCTGGATGAACTGGCTCGCCAGCTTGAGGCTGAGGGCTACGACCGTGAAACGGCCCGCGACAAGGCATCTGAACTCCACGAAACCTTTTGGGGGCTGGCGGGTTCCGAGGCGGAAGGTCGTGTTGGTGATGACGAAAACCCAGCAGACTTTGACGTGGGCGGTCAGCCGATGGTGGCGGCAGTCGACCAAGACGGCAACCAGTATGCGGCGCCGGTGCCGACGGACGAGCAATCCGATAACTTCCAAGACGGCGAGCGTGACTCGCGCGACGAAACGCAGCAGGCCGACGAAACCGCCAAAACGCGGTTCGAGGGGCTTCGTTACAAACGCCAAATGCGTGAGCAGCTAGCGGCGCGTGTTGCCGCGTTCAAGGAAGCGACCGGCCAAGTTGAGCAGGTGGAGAACGCCGAGTTGGCCCCCGACACACCTGTCAAGCGCAGCACAATGTTCAATTTGTACTATGCCGGTGTCACCCAAGACGCACTGCCCGTGAGTCTTAAAGGTGTGCAGCCGTCATTTGCCTCCGAGTCGCACAAACTGGCCTACCAGAAGATGCAGGCGGCGAAGCGTGTGCAGGGCCACGGCATCACGACACAAGAAACAACGCGTCCCGAGATTCTTCACGCGGCGTTTGGTGACAAAGGGATGCGTGTCATTGGGGCTGAAGACAGCAGCGCAGTTGAGTCCTTCGTTAGCCAAGCGGTCGAGGACTTTCGCTCAACGGGTCGCCCAGTGATGGTGACGGTGGGCGAAAATGCCGATCAGATCGGCGCTAACCTCGACAAGCATAGTTTGCTGAGCAAAAAGCAACGGGATCGCATTGCTGACCAGCTTTGGCACGCGCACGCGGGCGAGCGCCCTATGTACATGCCGATGGGCGACTTTGTACTGGTGTCGCTACCGGCTCAGCCCAAACGCGGCGTGGCGGCAACAACGCGGTGGTATCACCAGTTGGGCCACGAACTGGGGCATATGGTATTTGATGACTACGCCCAGGCATTGAGCAATAACCACGCGCAGCGCGAGGCGGTTTACGCGGCGTTTGAGGCACAGACAGAAACCCGGCCCGAGAAAGACCCGGCACTGTTCAAGGAGTGGTTTGCCGACCAAGCCGCTAACGAAATGATCGACCGGGCATTGGGCATGGCTGACCCTGAGCAGATGACACCGTTCACGCGGCTGGCGAACTTGCTCCGAGGGCTGTGGGAGCGGATTCAGTATCTATTGCCCCGTTACACGCGCACGCGGGCCTTTTCGCAGTTTGCTCAGGCGATTCGTACTCAACAGAAGCAGTCGTTGGCGTACCAGACGCGCACCAATAGCAGGGACGGTAAGAAGTACGACACGGTGTCGTTTGACTCTTACCGCCGTGGCGAGCAACCGATTCGCCCACAGCGTGGGCCGCAATCCACCCGCGACTTTACGCTGGAGTTTTACGACGGCTCGCCCGAGGCCAATCAAGCCAAGTTGCTCAACACGCGGGCGAAGAACTTCGTCAAGAAAAGTACGGCACCGGGCACCGTGGCGGAGGCCGTGGGCCGCTTGGGCCGTACCGTGGTGGGGCGGCTTGAATCTTATAGCCCAGAGCTGGCATCGCATCTATTTCAGCGCAATGCCACAGACCGCAATGTCGAGGGTATCCAAGCCTACGACCAGATGGCCAACGCCAAGCGCGATCAATGGGTTGGTGTAATGGAGCGGGCGTTTGGTGAAGTGTACAAGGCAGCGGGTATCAAGGGCGTGTTCAAAGGGAAGGCGAAGCAGGATGCCGTGATCGAGGCGTTCCGTGATTTTGAGGCGGGCCGCACGCACAAACGTGGGGCGGCTGCGTTGGCACGGGCCATGAAAGCCATGACGGATAACGCGCGTCAAAGTGGTTTTCGCTCGTCGATTCTTGACGGTAATAACCCGCCTGTGGCGTTCGACCACCACAAGGTGGACGCAGAACGTCAGGCGTTTGACGAGCTAATGCGTGAGGCGTTTCCCGAGGCGACGGACACGGAACGTGCTAAGCGTCTGGAGTTGTTGCTTGACAGCCACGGCCAGAGTGAGTTTTCGATTGCGCCGGGGCTTCCGGTGTCTTACCACGACACTACCCGCCACATGGTTGATGCGCTTGGCGTGGCGCGCCTTCGTGAGCTGGGTTTTTTGGCCGAGCCGTCGGATGCGGTGTTCTATCACTTCATCGACGGGTTGGCGAAGCGTACCGCGTGGGAAGCGAACTTCGGCGGGCATACTGACCAGATTGCCAACCGCCAAGCGCATCACCGTAATGTTTTGGGCGTGGATGACCCGAACGGCACGCAGATGGAGCAGATGGGCTTTTTGAAGGACGGTCGCTACTACAACCCTAACGGCAAATTTCACCAGATGATGGACGTGGTGGTTGCCGAGCATGGGCAGGCAGCGCGTGAAGACATTCTCAAGATGCTTGATGGTGTCATGGGCCGCACGACCAGTGCCATGCCTAACGGACTGCGCAACATCAACGACTGGGTGACGGCGTTCACTAGCTGGACAATCTTGGCGTTCTCCGGCATCGCGTCGATCCCCGAGGTGGGCTTACCGGCGGTACGGGCGCATGGCCGCGCGGGCATGATCGACGGGGTGCGCGGCTATCGTGAAGCGCGGGAGTTTGCCAAAGCGGCGGGCAACGTGCTGAGCGATAGCGCCGAACGCATCATGTGGCAAACGATGGGCGACAACTACGAGTCGTCGACGTTGAACAAGATCGGTACGGCATTTTTTAAGCTTAACGGCCAAACGGCAATGACGAACGTGTCGCGGATTATGGGCATTTCCATCGGCACTCAGTATTTACTTCGCAGTGCCGAAGTGGGCGATACCCAGGCGCTTGAACAGCTTGGTGTGACGGCGGAAGACGTGCGCAACTGGGACAGCGACGGTCGCCCGGTGTGGACGCCAGAAGCGGACACCGCGAGCAATGCCACCGCCGAGAAGGTACAGAACGCGTTGACGCAGTTCATGTACGAGGGCAGCTCGTACCCAAGCAAGTTCCAGAATCCGAGCTGGTTCAACAACCCCTACTTTAAGATGTTTTGGATGGTGAAGCGCTATATGTACGCCTACGGCGAGGGCATTTTACTCGGCATGTGGCGGCAGGCCAAACGCCAATGGGTACGTGGCCAAGGGCTGTCGGCAGAGAAGAAAGCGTTCCTCGCCGCCGCGCCGTTCATGGCGTTTGCCGTGGCGACCATCCCGTTGGCCGCAGCGGGTACCGAGATTCGTGAATGGATGCGCCCTGTAACGACCGGGCGAGAAGGCAAAGATATCGAGGATTACGGCGGCGTGGCGAAATACAGCCAGTACCTATTCAGCCGTGCCGGGGGCTTTGGGCCACTGGAAATGGTGCTGTCGATGAAGCAGCAATCGGATTGGGGCCGGTCGCCCATCGGTTCCGTGTCGCCGGTCATTGGCAAGGCGGAGATGCTTACCGACTGGGGCGCCGACGGTGAATGGTCGAGCGGCGAAGCGGCCACTAAGCTGCGGCAGATGGTTCCGGTCGCTAGCCAGTTCCCCGGCGTGGTGAACAAAATCTTCGATTAGGTCAGGAGGAAGGACTATGGGCGAGAAGCTAACCAGTTACGATGCAGCGGCGTCGCTTAACAGTGAAGAAGCCATCGAGGTGTTTTTAGAAGACGCCTACAAGACGGAAGACGACGCCTATATCGCCAAGGCAAAAGAAGTGGTCGAACGCGCTCGTCTTATGAACGGTGCTTAGCGAGCAAAAAAGATAGCCGGGTCAATGCTAAAGCGGGCTGATAGCGCCTCTATATGGCGGCGTGTCAGCTCACGTTTGCGATTGAGTATTTTGGACACGTAAGACTTGGAGCCGATTTCGGGGAGATCGGCTGTGCCCAACCCATGTTGCTCCATTAGAAACTCCAGCATGTCGACACCGTCCAAGGCCGCGACGGCTTCGTTAAAGGCAGCAAACGCCGGGGCAGTGTCTTCCCACTCCTCGATGACATCGGTAAGTCGCTCAATTAGGAAATCGTTGTCCTCGTCGTCCGCATCCAGCAGTGTTTCAACCAGAACGAGCGCCTCTTGGTATTCGACATCATTGTGGATTCGTACAAGGAAAGGAGCTTCCTTGAAAATCTTTGCTGCGGGTTGAGCGAAAGCGATAGCGTTCATTGTCTTTTCTCCTGCGCGTATTTGCTGCACAGCTTGTCGTACTCGGCATGTGTTACTAAGTGCTTAGCAAAAAGCCGCTGCTTTTCAAAATCGACAAAGGCAATTAGCCTGAGATTGTTTCCGCCAATGTCTATGACCCACCATCTATCGACGTACCGGAAGTTATCTAAGCTCGGAAACATTGCTTTCATCGCGTCGGGACTGACAAAAGTCGCCGCTTTTAACGCTTTGTAGGTCTTATCCACTGCTTTGGCGTCATTAGGGTGGTTAGCCATAGCTTGTAGAAATGGGGCTCGTGATATGACTCGCATTGACCCACCTAGCATCTAGTTACAACCATATTGGTTGTTAGTGGACTATTTGTCAACACTGTTGGGTGGTTTAGATGTGCGTGCCGATGCTGTCGCAGCGGGGCTTTATGTCGTACAATATACGCAATGCTAATTAACTCGCGCGAGGTACATCATGGCAGCATTTTCCGATCATCTTGAAGAAGGCATCTTGAACCACACCCTACGTGGTCAGGCGCTTTCCACCCCCGCCACGATCTACATGGCGTTGTTTACCACTGACCCGACCGACGCGGCCTCGGGCAACGAAGTGACCGACTCGGCCTATGTCCGTCAGGACATGGCCAAGGGCGAAACCATTTCCAGCGGTTGGACATCACCGTCCACCTCCGGCGATGGCACCGAGGTGTCTAACGCCAAGGTCATTCAGTTCCCGCCGGTCGCCGATGGCACCGTGACCGCTAGCCACTATGGACTCTATGACGCACAAACGGGCGGCAACTTGCTGTACCACGGTGCGTTCACCGTGGCCAAGACGCTGGAGATTAACGACGTACTCTCCATCGACATTGGTGGCGTTAAAGTCATCGTCCGCTAATAGGGACGCTTGCTTATGTTCGCTCCGCTAAACGGTGCCCCGCTTAACGGCGGGGCGGCAGGGTTATGGGTATCGGCCACCGCTGAATCATCGGCGGTGGCCGGGGCGACGGCGGTGCGTGTCGTTAAACCGACCGGCACGCTGGAAGCCCAGGCGAGCGAACAGTTTGATAGCACGCGGCTGGCCAAGCCTGCCACAACGTCTTTGGTGGTGGCGTCCACGTCGAGTGGCGTGGGCGAACGTCACGCGTACTTTGGCGGCGTCGCCGAGGCGCGCGCCGATAGCACGGTCGAAGTTTACGGCTTTGCCTATGTGCAAAGCTCGCCCGACGCTTATGCCGATAGCACGGCGTCAGCTAACCGCACCGCCTGGCAGTTTGGTGAGTTGCTTGCCGACGCCACGTTTGATTTGGCCGCGTACCGCCTTGTTTGGCGTGACGGCGGCGAGCTAGTTGCCGAGGCCGAAGAACAAGGTACCGGCGTTCGGTTGGCGGGTATGTCCGCCGAAACGGCGGCGGTCGACGCGGGCCTTTCGATCACTGCCACCCGCTTAGCGAACATGGCCACGGAGAGCGTGGCAAACGTCGCGGAATCTTCGGCCAGTGCCGAGCGGCAAGTGGTGCCTACCTCCACGCTTTCCGCCACGGCGGAAGCGCCTGACGTTGGCGCACTCCGCACCGCTCGTCCTGATGTTCGGGCGGCGCGGGCGCGTGGCATTAGCTGGATCGACGAGGGGCGAATTGAACGCCTGCGCGTGCGCCAGATTGCCGCGACGGGTTCGATTATCGCCCGTGGTCGGACACGCGGTATCGCCAACGAGTGGCTGGGCCGGGGTGTTACCACCAGCACGGCGGATATCACCCTTGACCGGCTGTGGTTCGTTCGCTCGGGCCGTGGGGCCATTGAGGCGAGCGCCGAACTGGCGGTTGACTCGAACCGTATCCAGATTCTTACCGGCGGTGCCCTGGGCCGCGCGGTCATGGTCGCTTCGCCGACGATCACGCGCGGCGGTGTTCGCTACAGCTACTTTGACGCGGTGGCCGAGGCGGTGGGCGAAGAACACGCGGATGCATTGCGGATCACGGCGGCAAACGCGTCGGTGCTGGAAACCCAGATCGCGGGCGAAGCGAACAGCTACCTTCGCCACGGCATGTCGGGGTACTCGACCGCCCAATCCAGCACGCTTGGCGACAGCTATGTCAACCCGTGGACATTTGCCACGGGGCTTGCGGAGGTTACGGCCCAAAGCACGGGTGAATTTATCCGCTACCGTTGGGTGGGTACCAGTGGTGTCACCGACGCGATGGCGGGCGGAAGTGGTGATGCGACCCGCTACCGCTGGGTGGGTGTGACCGGCGAGCTGCACCCACAAGCGGCGGTCGTTGATGCGGCGTATGTCGCCGTTGGCGTGTCGGGGGTGGCATATGCTTGGGCCGAAAGTGCGCTGGACAAACGCCACAGTCTCAACGGCATGGCGGGCGAGGCAGTGACCACGGGCGAAACAACGTCAGCGTTTACCGTGTTCACTATACACTATCCCACGGCGGAAGCAGCGGTCGAGGCGTGGACACAGGCCGATGGCCTTCGCACCGTGCATGTCTACGAGACACCGTTGCTGTTCGGCAATGCGTCTGTGATGCGGGCCGTGCCGCGTATTAACCCCGGCGCTCCGGCCCCTGCTACTCGTACCGTGATCCTTGCCGCCAATCCGCGTGAAATTCTATTACCTGCTTCGAACCGGGAGTACCGCGTCGCATGAAAACATTCCGTAAGCAGCCGAGGGATCACCTCGACTACGACCTTGATTTATCCGACTGGCTTCCGCCCGGTGACGAAGTGCAAGCGGTGGAGGTCACCGCGCCCGCTGGCATCGAGATTACCCAGACCGGCTTTGATGCCGACCGGGTGAAGTTCTGGATCAAAGGCGGTACCAGTGGCCAGAGCTACAAGTTCTCGGCGCTGATCTACACCGACTCCCGCGAAAAGGAAGTCGATTTCCTCATCGTTGTGGTGGATATGTAAATGGCACAGATATTTTTGAACAACTGCTACGCGACGTTGGCCCAGGCCATTACCGCGACGGACACGCAGATCGAACTGAGTGGCATGAACGGGTTTCCTGGCTCACTTGCGGCGGGCGACTTTTTCCTGTTGACGCTCTATGCGGACACCACGCGCTACGGTGAGAACATCGAAGTAGTGAAGGTCACGGGCGTAGGGGCCACGTCGGTTACTGTCGAGCGGGGCTTTGAAGGCAGTGCCGTGGCCCATGACGCCTTGGAGCGGGCCGAGGCGCGGTTGACGGCGGCATCGCTTGAGCAGATGGAAGTGCCTTGGGATCAGGTGACAAGCAAACCCGGCAACATTGCTTACCAAGGCACCACGCAGGACGTGACGTTCCGCGACGTGGATGCCCGCTGGGTGCGTGCCGAGGGACGAAAGCCCGCTACTGACCCCAATGACTCCAACAACTGGGACGCGGGCTTAGCAGTCATCGAGCATATTACAGAGGGGTGGGCACCCGAAGATTACATGGGTGTGCTTCACGCGAGCATTAGCGTCAATCGTGCGTTTCAGTTGGCTGTGGGCAGCGGCGGCATCTATGTTCGTCGTCTACATTCGTCGCTGACCAACGCACCTTGGCAGTACATGGCAAACCAAGAGTACGTGGACAATGCTCTGGGTGATAAGCGCGGCATATCAGACACCTCTTTCCCACGCTACGACCTCGCCAGCGCCGATACAACTGCCACGCTCGACTTGGCGCAGCAACAGATATTCCGCGTCGATGCCTCAAGCTCGCGCACGCTGGCCTTTGCCAATGAGCCGGGCGCCGACAGGGCGATGACGGTCGTGGTGCATATCACTGGTAACTCAGCGGTGACTTGGCCTGCTGGGATTGATTGGGACAGCGATGCCGCACCGGAGTTGGGTGATAACGAAACGAAAGTCGTCTTGTTCTGGGATGGCATCGAGTGGTCTGGATTCGTGAGGGTGGCGAAATGAGCCTCGAAATAATGGTTGCGGGCATTGGAGGTATACAAGTGGAGTATTCGGAATATACAAGAATTGTTAGCGGCAGTGGAACATTACAGCCGCCGACCGGCGCAAAAGCAATGCGTGTTGCGGCTATTGGTGCTGGCGGTGGAGCTGCTTCAATACTAAACAGGGCACTGAGCGATAATTCTGATTGGGAGACTAGTGCATGCGGGGGTGGCGGTGGCGGCTGTGCAGCCACAAAAATAGTTAAAGCCGAACCTGTAACATATTCGATAGGGTTGGGTGGGGTATCTGAAAAAGACTATGCTGAGCAATATAACCTTTTTGTGGCTGCCAGCGGAAACGACGGGGGGGATACCACCGCAACTTTTGGTTCATACTCATTAGTTGGAACAGGAGGTGAAGGTGGTCACGCTTCCAATGTTGGAGTGGAACTTTCTTGGTCTTCTTCGGTTTCGGGCCAAGGGGGTGATTACAGCTTCACTGGTGGTCGGGCACGTTTAGTTAGAAGTATTGGACACGGTTCATATGTTATAGCCTGA